ATGGCCTCCATCGCGAAGTTCGTGTGGCGACGGTACACCACCTTAAAAAACGTAATCTGAGGGTTACCCGTCAGGTAGATATCTTGCGCGCCGTAGGCAACCAACTGCATTAGACCACCGCCACCCATTTTGTCTTATAACTGGCACTAAGAAAAAAATTTGCCGGGAGTATTTGGCCAGCCGCGCAAAAGTGCGTTTGCTTCAGTGACCGGACCTAAACAAAGTCTGAGGGTTTGACCATATAAGTTATGTCAAACTATTCACTTAATGAGCTTCTGACCCCTATCAATAGGGGTCCAGAAATTACTCCAGAAATTCATCAAGACAAACTTACAACATTGGAAGGTTTTCATAACGATAAAATACGCAAATTTAATGAGACTCATGACTCGTTGCCTATAATTAAAAAGGAGCTGGTCTCCCTACAAAGTCGTTTGGCTGCCTGGCCGCAAATTTCACGCTTCAACGACGAACATAAAGAGTGTTTGGAGCGTGAAGCTGACCTTAAAAAGCGTATTTCTGATATTGAATCGGGTAAAGATATGATGAACTATTACCTCAGCGTTGGTGATATTTTATTTGGTCACTATGATACTCAACAGCGTATTGCAACAGGTGATGCTATTTTAAATAAAGATTCAAACAAAATGCGCACTCCAACAAACTCTGTATTAGCATATTTCAAGAACGATAGCGCTGCTGCAGCACCAGCTGTTGCTGAAGAGAGTACATTACGTCAAAACGTAATTAATCCACCACAAATTAAGCAAAAAAATGTAAAATCGTCGAGTAGGGCTTCGGATATTACCACGGATTTTAATGGTATGCATCGCGATAAGGCCCTAGAAAAATATTTATCTATTGTTGAACCATCCGCTATTAAATCAGGTATTATGCCTGGTTCAGGTATTGAATCTGACTATGGCTGTTGTCCTGTGTGTGAAAATGAAATGCAATTTGCTCAAAATGAAGCCCTGTTAAGTTGCTGTGAATGTGGTTTCCAAGAATTTATTTTAATTGATTCTGAGAAACCTTCCTATAAGGACCCCCCACGTGAAATTTCTTATTTTGCATATAAGAAAATTAATCACTTGAATGAGTGGTTAGCACAATTTCAAGCCAAGGAAACTACTGAAATTCCCCAAGAAATATTCGAACAGATACAAACTGAACTCAAGAAAGAGCGTATCTTGGATACGCTGAAACTCAAGCCATCCAAGTTACGCGAAATATTAAAGAAACTAAAATTAAGCAAATACTACGAACATGTTGCCCACATAATGAACCGCTTGAACGGAATACAGGCCCCTGTATTGTCTCGCGAAGTGGAGGACAAGCTGCGTTTCATGTTTCGTGAAATCCAGCCCAGTTTTATTAAGCATTGCCCTAAGGGGCGCTCTAATTTCTTATCTTACTCATATGTATTATACAAATTTTGCCAGCTTTTGGAGCTGGATGACTTTTTACCCTGCTTTCCTTTGCTGAAGTCGCGTGAAAAATTGTATATGCAGGACAAAATTTGGCAATGTATCTGCGAAGATATGGGATGGGAATTTATTAAGTCTATCTAACAAACCGCTATTTTTGATACGTGTCAATATCTGTAACATATATCAAATCTCTGTATATGATTCTTGAATTGGCTTTTAACACCCATATACGGCTTCATTTATTCGCTCAATTGTTTTTGTACATTGCGCGCATCGATTTTTATTATGTATCATATAATACTTTATCCAAGAATCTCTAAAATTATTGTCCGTGCTTTTGAACATGTATTTTCTCGTAGGGCAAACAGTATATGTATACGGGGGGGTGTTATCTGAAATAAATTTTATGTCAAGCCCATTCAATAATGGGGTATCTGTATCTATTGTGTGATTATGAACCGAGTTAAGCATAGCATCTTTGAGTTTTTTATCATTGCTAACATGACTGTGAAACAAATACATCCATGATAGTTTGTTTGGTTGTCCTGTTGAATTTATATTATGTAGTTCTAATTTACCTGTAATTTTATTCCGAATTATTTTAAAATCAATTGCAGTAATCTGTTTCAATTCACATAACTGCTTAAGATAAGCGTAAGCACACATATCGGATTCTTTAACGCTATTTGTCTCGCCTAACTCATATACTATAGTATTTACTACTGTTTCTGACATAAGCTGAATCTAATAGTGGGGGTTCGCTTAAGCTAATTTAAGGTTTAGGCTCTAGTATTGCTTCTAATTTCTTGAGGCTAAAAATAAATATTCAGTTACATTGGATTCGAGGTCTTTTTGACTTGCAAATCGCTTATACGGAATTTCAGCACGGCGCACAGACCAATCAAATTCTGTAAAAATTGCCGTAATCATTTCGTGTGTTAAAATTCCTTCTTGGTTATATGATAACGCAATGCGTCGCGCTGGTGTTTTCTCAACAATAGTTTTTAACGCACTTGATGCCGTTTTTCGTGAGCACCACACAGACTTGTTATAACCGTCGCTTGGTATTCCTGTAATACCAGCTACAGTTAGTGTGTCGGCATAAATATCTGCAATTGCGTTCAAAGGAAAATAATTTGCACCGTATTGTCGTTGGTTATACGGCGGGTCCAAATAAATTATAGTATCGGGTGTTATAATTTCTGGGTCTATGCATAATTGTTGGGCGTCGCGTTGAAAAATTTGTGCTTTTTTGGCTGCAGGATTAATAATTTTTAAATTTAGTAAATTTGTAGCGCTTGCTTTTATATCTTTGAGATAAGCACCATATACAGAGGCCACATTGGCAACTGTGTCGGCAGATGATACAAGTGCCCCACGTAGATAATTGCGTTGTTGTTCACTGTAGGTCGGGGCTCGCAAAGCCAATCTTACTGCGTCTATTTTTTGTGCATTTATTGTTGTAAAATATAGTCTGCCACCCAACTCGGAATACGTATTTGTAATAGCGCCAGTAATGGGCGTTAATGTGTTTAGTGCATCAATCAAAGGCGTCGGATTAGGTGGTGCGTTAAATTGTGCATGTAATACAGCTACGCTGAAATTTTCCCAGTCATTTACAATAAGTGCATTTACATGGGGTGCCATTGCAACAGACAATGCTCCTGTTCCAGAAAATGCATCACACAGTGTACAATTTGATATATCTGGCCATTCCTTCTTAATTGCTTCCACTATTCGCGAACCCAGGGTCCGTTTTGACCCGATAAAATTTAACACCATTTACTGTTAGATAATTTGTTTAATTTATAAATTAAACACGACCTAAACATTCATTGTTAAAATTTTGTAAGCATGAGAAAGCTTGAAACTAACGACCAATTAATGGGACTTCATAGGACAGCAGTGTATATAGGCGCCGGAATTGATGTATTACCAATTTTATTATTTAGAAACATAACAAAATTTATTTATATTGATTCGCAACCGTTAACAGAATTTGGGTCAAGTAAATTATACGAGGGATTCAAACGTCCTGAATTTCCAATTAATTTTCACAACACCATACGTAATATTGGGTTCGCGCGACTTCACAAACGGTATGAAAATTTAGTTGAATATGTTCACACATCACGCGGTACCGAGGTCCTTTATTTTATGAATAATCGTTTCCCAAATCATATTGACACATATGCACTCCAATGTATAAAAGAGGCATCTATCCTTATATGTTGCGGACATAATCCACACAAATGTATAATTACTATGATGAAATCTGGGCCGAAAGTTTTTATAGGAAATAATAAGACATGTTATTTAACGAATCCAGATGAATGTGATGAAGCTGATAGGGACGGCGTTGATAAATATATAAATGCAAATTCGCACCTTTTCGAATCATTCTGGCGTTTCGATATACCTGAAAATTACCCTTCTTATATACCATCATATGTTGAAGAGCATCATATTGTCAAATTTCGAGTGTCCCAATATAATACACTCAAAAATTTATATGAAACACGTAAGAGCTGAAAGTTATGCACATACACGACATCTATAGTATGCCCCTTCACTGGGGAAAAACACAGCATATATGCGCGTAGGATTTAGACGGGTTATGTGCGCTAAAATTTCACAATTTGTCATAGACCTGAATTTTGATGGCAAATTCATTGAATCTATATAGATGTGTCGCCCTTTATCTATACGACTATTGACTGCCGTCCAATGCGATTCACCTAAATTTATCAGAAATCCTAATAAATTTGGTTGTGGTTTTGCTAAAATAGTTTTAAGACCTGCTATGCCGTCAAGGTTGAATGGCAATTCTTCAACATTGTATTGGAGTTCCTCTTTTAATACTTTTACAAGTATATCGGCCTGATAATTTCCTGATTTTGGACACGTAATAACCTTAGATGCAGCGCTTCCCAAATTAATCTTGGCCGCACGTAATACGTGATGACAGTAGGCCTGTAAATCTATCTGGCCATTTTGCAACATGTAACGCTGGGCCTTTGGATCGCTACTTATAAACTTTTTTTCCTGAACTAAATGATTTAGCGCGTGCTGACCACATAACAACGACGATTGTGTTTCGGTAAAAATAGTTGATTTATCTATTATTTTAACTTCGCTTTTTCTGGTATTGCGGCTACTTGAATGGACCCCCCTTGGTGTGCGCGCCCGCTTACCTCCGCCTGTGTGCTTTTTTCCAATTTTATCACGTGTATGCGTGTATGCCTTATTTGATACAAGATTTGTGAAAAAAATGTCTGTTTTAGATGGAATACGTATGAATTGAATCGCCTGTAATTCATTTTCACGCTCTGCATTTTTTTTAACAAGCACGCTATTGTCTTTTATACTTTTATACTCTGCATCTGTTAATTCATAGTGGAAAATAGCATAGCGTTCACCACGAGACCCAACACTAATATAATTCGTATCAATAAGCCGTAAGGGTTCAAGATGAAGGGACGTTTCTTCATAGACTTCGCGAAGAGCAGTATCATTTAACGATGCATCGGCATCGGGGTCGCCTGGTCCCTTATACCCACCCTTGGGAAACCCATATTTTGTACGTTTTTCGCTTGGGATAACACGCGCTTTTACCGAAATTTTACCAGGTTTACTGGATTGTTTAAATTCACTGTAAGTCACACGACCCAATTCAGGAAAGGCTTTTTCCAACACTTCACACTTGCGAATAAATTGTGCATGGGCTGTGTGTGTGTCTGCCGGAAGGGTTCCATCAACGATAAACGTATCATATAGACTTTCTTTAATCGTCTTCTTGTATTTCTCCAAAAATTCCTTATTATCCGTCAAAAATGTTGTTTCTTGTCCCATAACAAATTGCAGACCCTGGCTGTCGGTAAAATATATCAGTACCAATGCCCCTTCAGCCTCCTTCCCTTTTAACGTACGCCCAACAGCAGAAGGCATACCTCTATATATGCTTAACAATTATGGCAACGGGCTCGTGGTAAAGCTCCTGGTTCAGTATCCATCCACAAAAGTGTGGCTTTTGTTACGGCTTCATTGATAGAAGACCCTGATGGCGATCTATATTTTTTGACTGATTCTTCAGTATGAGCTTCACGAATACATAGCGTGTTCTTATCTGGGCCCGACCATATACCTATATACCATGAGTTGGGCTTGTCTTGTGTAGGAGTATCGGTCGGTAGAAAACTATTTGCATAGTGAATATCAGTCCAACTGTATTTTGCCATTGTTTTATATAATTCGGGATGCGCCATAATTAATTATGTAATTAATACAAATTGCCGTTAAGCTCCTTTCGATGTTAAGGGACTTAACGCCAAACACTCATAGACATTTATCAGATGTATATCTTAGCTTTTGATATGGGAATACGCAATCTTGCGTATTGCTTGGCTGATGTTAGCGGACAGGACTTTGTTATTGAAGATTGGAACAACTATGACTTGTTAGCAGGCACGGATTCGCAGGCGGCCAGCAGATGTGTATGTGGTGGACCACCGAGCTGGACAGATATATCGGCAAATATGTGGTGTAAGCGTTGTGTCAAGGCTAAACGAATTGGACTACCTGGGCTTCCTGATGGGACAAAACTAACTATTGCTGGTCTAAAATTACTGGCAACAAAAGAAAATTGGAATATTTCTACTAAACCAAAGAAAGAAGATTATATGGCTATTTTGCAGCAGAAATACCTACTACCATATATTAAACAAAAGGGCACAATTAAAACTGACCTTGTTAAAATTCTCGAATGTATTGAAGTGATGCTTGATAAAACTTTACCTGTATTTGCCAAAGCCACTATTATTAGAATAGAAAATCAACCTGTTTTTGATGCACCCACAATGAAATCTGTGCAGATGATATTATTTACTCTTCTTATACATCGGTTACGTAAAGAGCACAAATGGCTTGGCTCCGTTGTTTTTGTCCATGCTTCGAAAAAGACTGAAGAAGCACAAGAAACAGTTGATGCTGCAGGTGGTACATATAAAGCGCGCAAAGATACAGCCGTGGCACTTGTTCTGAGTAAATTGCCTTTGGGAAAATGGCGCGACTATTTTACATCACGAAAGAAGCGTTCTGACCTTGCCGATGCATTACTAATGTGTTTACGTTAATATGTTACTGCGTTTAATCAAAGAAAATCACCTAAACGCCAACTGTAAGACACAGAGTACAGCATTATGAACTCAAATCCAGGTAGTTCATTAGCAGACTTGAAGAATTTTGCGTCAAACACAGCAAATATTGATGACATAATAAGTCTTGATATTTCTGATTTAGGAAACGGCTCAAACTCCACACACAAATTGGACATGGATTTATTGGCTAATCACAGCAAAGCTCCCAGCCCCAAGACCCCACTTGTGTCGGCGTCAGCATATACACCTTCCGGGTCGACATTTAATTTAAATAACTCTCCTGCAGTTCAAACTTCTGAGCCCAGTTTGGCCTCAAGTGGTATTGAATTTGTTAACATTGAGGACACTCAAAAAGTTATTTCACTAAATCCTCCCCCCAGTATTGGTGGAGACACTATTCACATCAATCGTGGAGGCATTGATAGCGCGCCTCCTGTATCATTCGGTAATTTAGATTCGGTTCCTTTGTCCAGCGACCCACCTATTTCGCTAACCGAAGAAGCACCCGTGCCAGTTTCTGTGCCACGGATGACTCCTGAACAGGAAGCCACAGAGAAGGGAAACCTACTAAATAAGATGCGCCGTTTGGCAACAAAAGGCATTGAAGGCACACGGCTAAATATGTCAAACTCACTTGATGAAATCAAATCTGAGTATGCCCGCCTTGTCGATAGTCGCAATCTTGAAAGCAGTGTTAAGTTTCAGCGTAATGCACTATTGACTTGTGTAACTGGCTTGGAATTCTTGAATCAAAAATTCAATCCAATGGACGTTAATCTTGACGGTTGGTCTGAATCTATTAATGAGAATCAGGAAGATTTTGATGAAATTTTCGAAGAGTTATATGACAAGTATAAGGATAAGACAAAGGTTGCTCCTGAGGTCCGTCTTGTGATGACACTTGGTATTAGCGCTGCAATGTGCCACGTTACAAACTCATTCTTCAAGTCCAAGATGCCTGGCATGGATGATATATTGAAGCGTAATCCTGAGTTGGCACGCCAATTTGCTCAGGCTGCAGCTTCTCAAGCAGTTGGCCCTGGTTTTGCGAATTTCGTAGGAATGGGTGCTGGTGGTGGTGGTGGCGGCGGTGGTGCTAATCAAATGCCTTCCAGTCCACCCATGGGAATGGGCATGAACATGGGCCCTGGCCCAGAAGGATTTATGCCACCACAGAATGCCGAAAACTGGGCTCCATCTCGGGACTCATCACCCCCAAGCCCACAGGTTCAGACAGCGCGGCGTGAAATGCGTGGACCCAGTGGTGTAGAGGATATTCTAAAAGCCTTTGAAAATGAAGACCGTGGTTCTGAGCCTACTACAGGATTTACACCCCCGCCACGCCCTATGGAAGCTGAAGACAATCAAAGTGTATATACATCTACTACTATGAACGGTTCAGAAGCAGCCGCCCGTAAGGCTGGGCGCGGTGGAAAACGCAAGTCAAATGCACAACCTGCAGGCGCGCAGATTAACCTTGTAGTTTAAATGTATGTAAAAAAAAGAATTTTATACAATATTTACGTAAAAATATTGTATAAAAATTAAAATACGTTGCGCATAGTATTTAACGATATAAATCTTCAAGATGTTCCTCTTTATGAGTATCATTAGTAATATCGGGGCTCTCGAGAATATTTTTTAATTGAGGATTAGCCGGTGTAATACCAATATTAACAGGAGGAAGATTGGGTGCTGGTGAAGATTCTGCAGATGTCTGTATTTCAGGCTGAATAACGGCAACTTGTTGAGGCGCTTGTTCTTCGTGATGTTCTACGTCAGGAATTTCTGTCTCATGGTGTTTTTTGATAGCTTTCATCGTATCTTCATACGATTTATCCTGGGCCGCCCTTTCCTTTTTAGAATTTTCATCACGCCATCCGGGAATCATACAAAATACACTATTTTCATTTGCAAAAAGCCACAATACAGAAAGAACACCAAGTGTTGTATAGAATGCAACTGCAAGATTACGAGTAGCAATAAACATCACCGCAAATAATATGAATGGCCTCATAAATGGCTGTGCTAAAAACCATTCTTGGCGTTTGGTTAGTTCCAGAGTTAAAAATCTACCACCCAAGTTTAAAATTATATAGAATATACCGATTGTGTATGGATTACCTCCCAATGAAGCAAGAATAGACGATAGCGGGTCCATTGTTGGAAGCGGCATTGCTGGAAGCGGGGGCACAAACCCACCCGCTGGACCCCCCATAACTTGAATTACAGGAGGTGCACCGCCTTTTAATGCCTTTAATGTCTTCGCTGCCTTTCTTGGCATCTCCTGCTTTCTACTAAGTTTTTACTTGAACTTGATTGTTGATACAAGGTGAACATCAGCTATCCAAAAAAATACAATTAAGAACGCAAGAAGACCTATTGGCACACTGAATGATGATACCGTTATTAATAAAATGCCCAATAAAACTCTGAATAACGGTTCACGAGAATATGCACGTAGAGTCTCATCATATTGCCGCTCAAATGGAAATGTTAACCACACTATAATCCACCCCAATAGAAGCACAGTTACAAGCTCGATATACTTGTGGTAACTCATTACCTCTGCTTTTATATAACAAAATCGCGGTCGACGTAATTTTGGTATATGTATTATAATGTATTTATGCTTGAATTGGGTATGTAATTGCTTCCTTCTCCTGTATGGCAACAGGCTGCTCCATCAATACTTTCTCGACAAACCATTTTTTATGAGTTGTTACCCAATCTAATGTGCCAGATGGCGTAAAACCTTCTGAAACCTTTTTGGCTCCGGGGCTGGCCTTTGGCATGACCTTTTTTGGCTTAGGCATAATACGGATTAGATTTACAAGACAGAAAGCTATAGCAAACGAAATTGGTATATGACCCATTGATGCTACACCTGCAGATACAAGCATACCTACAAGAAATACCAATGGATTGCCAATTATAGAATGATACTGCTCGGGAACCTGTTCAATGTTTGAGCCCACTAATATTAAAATTATTGCTATTAACCAATCAACCCTAATTGGTGGTAGCCATAAAGGCAATGGAATCGCACTTTGACTTTGCGACGCTGCACCTTGCATCCCTGGTTTGTTCTTATAAAGTTTTCATAGCAAAACTGCAATAATAATATCGAACAATTAATTAAAATTTATTATATTCCAGCTATAGGATTTTTGTAATTATCTAAAATTTTGCGCGGGTCAAAGTTATCAGGAACAGCATGATATTTACCATAAATTCGTTGATTTAAATCATAAACTAGTCGCAACCCCTTACCATAGTCGCTTTGAATATAAACCAATAATGCGCGATAATACTGGGCTGCTTCTGTATCACTGGGTGGATTTGTCTTTTCAGTTTGAGCTGTGCGTGATAAAATCTCACTTGTTATAAGACCAACCTGCTGACTTGTAGCATCAAATCCCTCTTTTTTTGTTTTTGAAACATATACCATATACCAAAACTGCATTGTTATAAGCAATACACCTATAAACAATATTGTTCCTGGTAACCAGGCCGGGCCCTTCATACTTACTAATTCTAACAATCATAAAATAATGACCCATTTAAAGCGTATTAGATAATTTGATATATAAAATATATGAGCATTATTGATGACTTTTATGTAATAGCGGTTATGACAAATCCTGAGCGATTTGCAACCCGTCCGCGGTTGTTTCGTGAGTTTATGGGTCGCATGGATAAATATGGGGCAAAACTCTATGTGGTAGAAGGCGCATTTGGAGACCGAGATTTTGAGGTAACTGACCCTACAAATCCACGTCACATACAAATACGAACAGATTCTGAGCTTTGGCACAAGGAAAATCTAATTAATGTCGGTATATCACGCTTGCCGCCAACATGGAAATATGTTGCATGGATTGATGGTGATATTGACTTTGTGCGTGGCGATTGGCAAGAAGAAACAGTGCATGAATTGCAGCACCACTCCGTTGTCCAGATGTTTGAAGATGCTGTGGATATGGGGCCAAATCATGAAATTTTAAGCACGTTCAAGAGTTTTGCTTATTCATATAAAAATAACTTGCAAGGCAAAGTCTTAAAAAAAATGTGTAAAAAGGACGAAGTCAATGGCGATGGTTACTACTATTATGGCAAGTATGCTGCAGGACGCTATCTACATCCAGGTTACGCATGGGCGGCCACACGTGAAGCTATTAATACAACAGGAGGACTTTTTGAGCTGGGTATTTTGGGTGCGGGCGACCATCACATGGCATGTTGTTTGATTGGCCAGGGTTCTGGTTCCGTCCCAAAGGGAATTCATCCCAACTACAAAAAGGCTGTATTGGCATGGGAGGAGCGCGCCTTGCGCTTACACAAGAATCTGGGATATGTTAAAGGTACAATATACCATTTTTGGCATGGAAAGAAACGGGATAGACGTTATAAGGACCGTTGGCAGATTCTTATTGATAACAAATTTAACCCTAACCAAGATGTCCATAAAGATTGGCAGGGTGTCTTGTCATTATATCCTGGACATGAAAAACTACGCGACCAAATGCGCCAATATTTCCAGGCACGAAATGAAGATAGTGTAGATAATGAGTAAATGTTATTGTTTATTTTAATACGTATTATATTTTATAATTCTTATTTTTGGTTCCTATATTTTACCGATTTCACCGGCAAAATGCCTGGTTGAAAATACAAATACAAGATAGGGTAATTCTTCCAAAACGGAGGATGTCATATTGCACTTTAGAAGAAGCTTTTCAAACTAGCATCTCCGACGCCGTGTTACCACCAACACGACAGCAAAATGAAGAGCCATCTTCTGGTGGAGAAAGAGGACGGAGCAAATCAAAACGGTCTAAACGTTCTAACTTACCTCCCCAGGAACCATCTGTTATTGAACCCGATAGACCCGCGCACCGCCCTAAGCCGGCTGCTGAATTACTTGGGGGCCCGGCTCAGGCAAATGATACAAGCACAAGCATCTCATCTTATTTAATCGGAGCCGGTGACCCTGGCGAAGATTACTTTCCTTATCCGAACGGTGCCGAAAATGAACCCGGCTTCGACAAAACCTTTATGCTGGAACCAAACTGGTATGAACAATTTCAAGAAAGGATGCCCAGTCCACGCACTGAAACACCTCCCCTTCCCGGCGCTGGTGTAGATGGGTATCATACATTGTATCAACGTGTACCTCCACCTTCTTCGCGAAACGGCTCTAACTATAACTCGTCTACCATTCTCCCGACACAACCATCGGCACTCCCACCGGGTAATCCTACTACTATAGCTGGTGCAGTTGTAAATGTTTCACAAGGTTCAGACGGTAGTAGTTCAAATGAGGGTTCATCTCCAAATGATTCTACTTTGCGTAAGCGGATAGATGAAATTTTTCAAAAGTTAGATACACTTGAAATATCGCGCGCCGAATCCAACCACTCGGAAATAATTCTGTTTGTTATGACTGGTATTTTTGTTCTATTGATGTTAGATTTGTTGTTAAAACAAGGCTGTCGGGCCATAAGCACAATCGCAACAGCATCAGCTATACCACAGGCCGCTATTCGTGGCGGATATGCAGTTGATAATCCATTCTTCTTCTAGTCGAAATTTAATGTAAATTACACACAAATATTTTGTATATAATTTTCATATTGAACTCAGATAAATGTTACTTTTTTCACCGATGGGTCGGTCGATGGTGTTATATATTGCTGAGTTGTCTTTTTGATTGCTGGTTTCGGAGGTTCCTGGTATTGCTGCTGTTGTTGAGCCATTTGTTGCGGTGTTAACATAGCATTTCGCATAGTCTGAACAATAGGACTGCGTTCTTCACGATACTGTGCCTCATGTTTTTTCCATGAAATATACAATAAATTGGGATGATGATACTCTACATCAAACTTAGAGTTGCGCAAATTCCACGCAAGATATAATATACAATCGCGTGTATTAAATCTAGGCACACCCATAACAAATTCGGGAACAACAAATAATAGCGAACGGTCGCTTGTAGGCATGCGTGCAATTGTCCGTATTTTTGTGTGTACTTGCTCCAAAATATTGTTATATGTTTTAAGACGAAGCGCATCGCGCTTTTCCTGTTCGAGATAAAGAGTTGTCGGGTCTAATTTTGGCGGTTGGCCTGAGCCTTGATTGCTCATTATTTCGTTCAACGATTTTGTTATGAGTCGTTATCCGCTTAAACTTTAATTGTAAAGATACCCTACAGGTAAATGCCCAGACATCTTGTATTTGCAGGTGGTGGGCCGCGATGCTTGGCATTCATGGCGGCATTAGATGTACTACGCACAAAACAGTGTCTTAACAATGTAAAACACTTTTGGGGCAATTCGGCTGGCGCTCTTGTTGCAACAATGATGGCGTTAAAGGTCCCTTCACCTAAACTTAAACACATTATGGAGACCTTAAATTTTACTCGATTTCGAGATATTGATTTGAGTAATATTGTTTCATTTGGTGATAATTGGGGGCTTGATTCAGGAGAAGCTATGAAAAATACTCTTAGAGAACTACTCGAAGAAATTAAGCCGGGTGCATCACAATACACTATGCAGGAAGTTCCTGGTTTACATATTACAGCGGCCGACTTAACTGCTACAAAACCAGTAATACTTGATAGCACGACTTTTCCAACATTAAAATTGGTTGATGCATTACGAGCATCCACATCTATTCCTTTTTTCTATATTCCTTTTCGTAATCCCATTAATAATCATCTGCTTGTCGATGGCGCTGTTGCTTGTAATTTCCCATGGATACTATTGCCTTCTGACAAGGACAGAGCTGAGGCACTCGGATTTGATTTTACAATTGTCGACTATTCAAAGGCACCCGAATCGCTAAGCGAATTTGTCCCTAAAATTCTAAATTTTAGGGAGTCCTGTTGGGGCTCTGGTAAATTAAAACCCGATGGGCCTAATATTATTAGATTTAATGTTCGTGGATTTCCTGCATGGCACTTAGCTGTAAAACCCGAGGATAGAGCGGAACTATTTCAGATTGGAGAATCAACTATTAATTCTTGGCTTGCGGAATCTGGAAGCAAATGGCTGCTTACTTTACATACTGCTTCAAGAACGCCACAAACTGGTCCTGGGTGCGCGCCCCCTCAAACTCCTGGACAAGGCTGCCCTTCGCGTCAAGAAGCTGGATTGTCGGGTAGCCGCGAATGTTCTTCCCCTCAATTGCCTCGGGGTTCTGCTCGGGATTTACCATCACAACGTCAATTGTCTTCCCGCCGATGGTCTGTGTAGCACCGAGCTTAGCAAATTCGGGCTTCGTGGTCTGACAGTGCCCACACCAATCAGCATAATACATCACAAACTTATAATTACCCCCCTGATTTGCAAAACCCTCCTTCTTGTTAATAACCATTGATACATACAGGCGGTATGCTATCCAGAGGCCCACAAGCACAAGTCCAATGTATAACGCCATTTCAGCAGCTGCAGGTTGGGCCATTTGTTTCTGTATATATTTGTGGAAATTTTTTGACGGATGTTATGCGCACCAAACAAAAAAATGAATAGTCTATATTATACATTGTATCCTATAGACATGTGGATTCTTAGAAACGGCCGCCGCATCCGGGTAGATATATATCTTGACCCCATTTGGAATAAAAACGATATCTCGAGCGTTCGCAATTTAGTCGCGCGCTTTATAGCACAAGGTCATACACAAACTGATGCTGCAAGTTTAGCATCTGCAGCACTATGGAAGCGGAAATGGCCTGATACTACTTACAAACCAGCAGTTGAAAACTTGCTGAATATTCATGATTAATTACTTTGACTGTTTAGTCGTGCATTTCTATTGCGTCGTAGCGTTTCACGTGCAGCCATTTTTTTGGCGCGACATGTTTTAACTCTTGGACCTGTTGCCTTACTGCATCCAGATGAAAATGCTGATACTTCTTTGCAAAGACCATCAAAGGAGTTATGAGGCGCGTCTTCTGACATAGTTTTACAGATATAGCGTTCCATTTTATATAACCAAGCCAATACTACGCGTTTTCCTTTAATTACAGGAGCTTTACCATATTTATTTTCTGCCTTTTGCCATGCTTTGCGCCAAGGCTCAAAGGGTAGTATATCTGTTAATAAATTCCACCATTTTTGAACATACGGTATGCGCTCTTTGTATGTCATAGTATTCCACTTATTTTTTTCCTCTGGGCTGCTGATATTTTCGGGAGCGCTTTCCATAGGACTTGAACTTAATGCTTTCGAAGGCGTTGTGTTTGCAATAGAAAATAAGAAATCCCAGCCCAACATCTTGGTTGTTGCGCATGGAGTCGAAACCCATTCTTTATAACGCGATTCTATTTCCTCAAATGTAGGATTTGTTATTTTTAATAAATTTTGACCGCGTAACTTACCATTTACATCATTATGTATATTATATAACCATTTGTTCATAGGACCGAAACTATGGGGAACCGGGCGGTGCTCATAATATTCCGATAAGGAATATCTACAAAATTTACAAGGCAATACATATGGTAAGATTGTAAAGAAATCATAAATTTTGTCTGTGCGCCGTTCTTGTAATGGTGCAGCCACCGTTAAATGAAGCAAACGCCAACCACTTGGACCCCAAAAACGAGTATCCATTAGCCCTATTTTATAGAAGGATTTTTAGGCATCGGTCTAAACAATTCTACGTATGACTATATAGATGACTTCCACATGGGTGTGTTATTGTTTAGCACGTGAAGATTCGGGAGCAACTTATATTGGGGCTACTATCAATATGGCACATAGAATTCGACAGCATAACGGTGAAATAAAAGGTGGTGCCCATTACACAACAAGCGCCCTAGCAAAAGGCCACAGTTGGAATATTGTATGCACTGTAGGCCCTTTTCCTACTTCAACAGCGGCCCTACAATTTGAATGGCGATGGAAACACATTAGTCGTAAGATTGATAATACTCCTATATTGCGACGCATTATAGCAGTAGTTCGTTTACTTAACATGGATAAACCCACTTCAAAAGCAGAACTTTATAGTTCATATCCGCGATTAAATATTAATATCTATAAAAGGTGCCCTGAAACAGAGACACTATTTACCAACGAGATACTTTACGGGTCGCCCGTTTATTACGACGCATCAGGTATCCCCCCGTTGCCTGTCTTAGACTCCGATACGAAGCCGGAGTAGCTGCTCTATATCCACCGACTGCAGCCTCAGGTAAGCTTGGACTAATTTCACCAGATGCTGATACTGGATGAGGCTTATTTACCAGGTGAACTTGCTCTGTTATAGGATTATTCCATGTTGTTTCACCCGTGTTTTTGAAATAAAAAGATTTGCCTTTATTTACTTTCTTACTTACCGAACGTTTCCATCCATTAGGCAAAGGCCGCTTCGCCTCATTAGTGTTCCACCACGGTTCGTTGCGACCATTTGCGTAATGGCGCGTGCCCTTGCGCCCGTTGCCGGCGTTTGCCGGTGCTGCGCTTGGAGTTATTTCACCATTTGCTGGAACAGGATGAGGTTTGTTAACAAGAGTGGGTTGTCCATTTAATGGATTGTTCCAGCTAGTTTCGCCGTTATTTTTGAAATAAAATGATTGACCTGGATTGACTTTCTTGCTTACAGAACGCTTCCATCCATTGGGCAAAGGGCGCTTTGTCTCATTAGTGTTCCACCAAGGTTCGTTGCGACCGTTTGCATAATGACGCGTGCCCTTGCGGCCATTACCAGTATTTGTCGAATTATTATTTGCCGGTTTTGGTATTCTAATAGGCGGCGGAACAGCATTTGCCGAGCGCTTAGCAGCATTTAGTATACCAGATATTTCTGACAGATTTGTTTCTATTTTTCTAATGCGACCAGGAAGATTTGGATTGTTAGACATCTCTATATTATAGAACCGAATATAAATTAGTAGTTATTTCTACTAATTTATATATAGATGGTTATATTTATAGACCAAATTGTGATGTTGATGCCAACATCGGACGCACGCTGCTTTGTGGTTCGTAAGCTGCCTTGCACTGAACGCGGGGTTCGGGGCATGCCTGAACTTGAACAGGTGGGCAAGCCGGGCACGCTTTCGGTTCAGGGCAGTTGGGTGTAGGACATCTGGGTCTGGGGCATGGTGGGCATTCGCCAATCTTACAAGGCTTTGAGCACGTGCTAATACAGGGTGGGCACTTTGGAACCGACGATTTAAGTACATATTTAGACATATCAGGTTGTGATGGGCATTCGGTCTTTAGCATATAACGTGTCATATCTGGCATAGGCGGGCATGGCGGAACAGACGATTTAAGCACATATTTAGAAGGGTCGGGAACCGGGCATGGCGCCGGTGAACTATATACATGAGCTGGTGGGCCTGGGCGACTACGGCTGCGGCTACGGCTACGGCTACGGCTGCGACTACGACGGCGCCGGGGTCTTTCTTTGTATATGACTGTCGATGTAGACGCCGGGCAATTGCATTTTACGGGCGGTAATTTACAGGTAGGGCACGGGCGTGGTGGTGGCCCGCATCCACATTTTGGCCTCGATTTCCCGCATACATTACACGATCCTGATGCGAATCCTTCAATCGGTTTTACTTGTGTTTTACGTCCTAAAATATAACCAGCTATGACCGATACTACGGCTATTAAGACGAACGCGGATAGCGTATATGAAAATCCACTGGAGTTCTTCATCCCTAACATTTAATAATAAAGTTTAACGGGCATAAACTCATGTTTGAGTTTATTCCAATATTTATAATTTATTATATAAATTATAAATTATAAAATAGTATTAATATCAAAACAAGGAGTTCTTGTCTCTGTTTACCATAGGTGCTTGGGTAACAGAGGCGTCAGATTTCGGACAACCAAACATCTCAGGATACCATTCTCCCCACATTCTACCCAATCTATTACAGACCATTTTGTAGTTGCCACGCCATGAATAATCCTTGCCAACATCTTCCTTTGGATTTTTAACACACCCAAATTCGTGTGGGTCACCAATACCTGAATCACGAATCTGTGAACACAAAAATAGCGCGCGCTTCTTGTAATCGGGGCCTGTTGTTTCACTGTCAAAAGATGAGGCTGAGCCTCGAAGGGCTATTTCTTCAGTTGACATAGTATATCCAGGGCGGACACGCCAATCGTTTGATGCTATTGGCGGTTGCAGTGCTTCAATAATTTTACCCTTCATAGGAGCTGGTGATGCGCCGACCGGTTCTACTGGTGTTGGAACATAGGGTTCAATAGAGGCTGGGGCGTTATTACCGTTAAATGATTCATATGCTCCAAGTGGCTTAGATGATTGAGCTATGCGGCGCTTATTTTGTGCGCCAAACTGCTGTTTAAGCGTCGCCATTTCTATCATTTTCGAAGCCAACTCGTTTTCTGTTAGCGAACCAGAATCTATCTCTTTACTGATTGCACGAATACGTTCCATAATGCGCCGTTGCATAGTTACTTCTGGGTCATATCCTAAGCGCACTTCCCAAGATAAATCGTTAGTTGCTGACCGTAACTGTTGTAAAAGAGCAGCTGCATTTAGAGAACCGATATCTGCACCGTTTCCGCCGGCAGAATTTCTGCGACCACGGCTGCCACTTCGGCTACGGCCACGGCTGCCACTTCTGCTACGGCCACGGCTGCCACTTCGGCTGCGACCACGGCTGCCGCTTCGGCTACGACCACGGCTGCCGCTACGACCACGTCTTCGTTGAGCTGCCTTGGGACGTGGAATAGGCTTTATTGAGCTCTGGGCATCATTTATTTCATCCAAAAATCTACTCAAATCTTTCTTTGTAAATGGAACATCCTCGATACTCATATCTCCGCGACCAACTTTTGTCATGATATCCGATAAATCAAGGCGAATACGTTCCAGATTTTTAATTCTATTTTTAATATCTGGAGAACCGGAACGTTTCTCTTCCAGTTTCTTTTCTTCACGTGTAGCACGGTCAACTACGTTTTCAATATCAGCCATTGTAACATCACCCATGCGACCAGCTTTTCCTGAACGGCTGGAAGAGCGGCGTGAAGATTTGCCAGGCCCTTCTTTTGACATACCGCCTCCGCGAATTTCTTGTATTGCAGTTGTGTATTTCTTTTGTTCGCGTAATATAAATGGCTTGTAATCGACTATTGAACCTGTATCTATTTGAGATTGTAATCTTATAATGTAGGCGATTGAATTCGCATGCAGAAGAGTGTATCTTTTATTCTTATATAGTCGTTTCATATTGGGTTCATATAAGCTGCTATATGTTTTCATTAACTCTAATAATTCAACTAAATCCTTGAAAGATGCCAAAGACTCGGAAGAGTCTTTTGTGGTAGCGCCGGGCATTGTGTTGGGAACAGTACTGGACCCACCCGTTTTAGGAATTTTGGCCTGCTTTTTGTTAGCAGGACCACCAACAAATCCTTCTTTATGACTTGATTGCCATACATATTTAACTGCGACAATTGCAACAATTGACAAAATGGCAACAACTAGCCCTAGCACGTACGCCGAGCTCATCTTCCCTGTGCTTACTTGAGATTACATCCCCAACAAGGTATCGAATCCTTGCGGACATACTGGCTCATATCGGGCATAGTTGGACAGATGGTGCTTTCTCCAGTTGTTGCCGATACAGTTATAGTATCAGGGTATCCAACAAGTGCTGCATCAGCAATTTCAGCTGTGGCTTGCTCTAATGTTCCCCGCATTCTACCGTCAGCAAATCTGCGGGCACGTTCAATAGAAGGGCCACCTCTGGGATACACTACGGGGTAAGCGCTACCACTTGCTCCATATGCTACTGGGCTACGACCACGGCTGCCGCTGCGACTTCTACTACGGCCGCCGCTGCGGCTTCTGCCCTTACGTCCACGGCTACCGCTGCGGCTTCTGCCCTTACGTCCACGGCTACCGCTGCGGCTTCTGCCCTTACGTCCACGGCTACCGCTGCGGCTTCTGGATTTGCCCTTACGTCCACGGCTGCCACTGCGGCTTCTGCCCAGCTTCTTCCCCTTACGTCCACGGCTGCTGCTGCGGCTTCTGCCCAGCTTCTTTCCCTTGCGCCCACGGCTGCTGCTGCGGCTTCTGCCCAGCTTCTTCCCCTTACGTCCACGGCTGCTGCTGCGGCTTCTGCCCATTTTCTTCCCCTTACGTCCACGGCTGCTGCTGCGGCTTCTGCCCATTTTCTTTCCTTTGCGCCCTTTGCTACTGCTACGGCTTCTGGCTAGGCCCTTTCCTTTGCGTCCTTTGCTGCTGCTGCGGCTTCTGGCAAGACCTTTCTTACCACCCCTAGAACGCCCCCTTGAAAGCCTTTTCTTACTGCCTCTGCTTTTACGACTACCCTTGCTTTTACGACTACCCTTGCTTTTACGACTACCCCTTGAACCAGGTTTCTTACCCTTCTTCTTAGCGGCAAATGACTCTGTTGGGCCCGCTATACCTTTTTGATATGCTGCGCCTTGGCTATCTGATATTGTCATAGGTGGAGTAGGACCACCTGTAGAAGAAGGTATGGGGGAAGAATTGTTTAATAAACCTATTTGCGAAGGCGCTGCAGGGGCTACTTCAAATGGATTAACCATTGGTTCTGTTACGTGTGGTGGGGGGCTGGGTGGAGGCAATATAGAGGCTGGTATCAGTGTTGCCGGAAGCTTATTATCAACACTTTGAGTTACAGGACCCAATAAGGGTAGTGCTGTTGCAGGAGCTACAAGCGCCGGCGTCTTCTCAGCTTCAGCATTGAATGACTTAAAATCCGATATTGACGGGCCGCCCATGCCTGAGCCACGCATAGGGGGGCCAGCAGTAGCAGGTGCATCCTTCAACATATCCGGGGTTCCAAATGCGCTAAATAAAGATTGCATGCTCAGTGCCCCACTCTTTAATTCGGCAAATGCATCGGAGCCCTTTGATGAAATTTGCTCGTCCGATACTACAGCAAAATTCTCAGTAACACGAAATTTTAAGGCTTTTGATGCATACAACAACAAGCCTATAATTCCCAATACAATAAGTATAATTGTACCCGGATTCATGGTCTCCTGATGACTATGAGTGTTTTTTATAGGCTGGAATACAAATTTTGAAGTCAAGTCGGTTTATCATAAATATATCAAAATGGAGTCCTTTTACAGCAACATTCTACAAATGTCTATTGTTGAGATTACAATGATTAGTAGCCCTGCTGTGGTTATGGTTGGATACCTCTTGTATTCGTGCTGCAGTCCAAATAAGGAAATTAACGATGAGCTTGTAGCTGAAGAGACCGATGTAAAGACAGACGAATCAGAGTCGCTTGATTGTGATAATATCAACGCTAAGAATTCAAAGTTGGCATTTATGTTAATGATGCTATTATCGGTTGAACCTAAACTAAATACCAAATATATTCAGTTTGCTAAAAATATCGGATACGACCATATTATTGAGGATATTGCACGCGAATATGAGTCAGAGCCAGAATCAGAATAAAATTGAGTATGCTATGATAATATTTTTTGTATATTAAAATGCCCTATGATTTGCGATATTTACAAGACGATGCTGTAGAAGTTGGTATTGATGAAGCTGGTCGCGGGGCCCTTTTCGGCCGCATGTATGTAGGGGCAGTTGTGCTACCAGATGAACTAGATACATTCTTTGATAACGGCGCAGCGCTCAACGAAATTAAGGACTCCAAAAAGCTGACTGAGCGGAAACGGGCTATCTTGTATGATTATGTCAAAGAGTGTGCAGTCGATTACTCGGTGGCGTGGTGTTCAAATGAGCAGATTGATACAGAAAATGTGTTACAGGCAGACTTGAACACAATGCACAAAGCCCTTGAAGGTTTGACCGTTCCCGTTCAACGTATTCTTGTAGACGGCGACTGCTGGAAGCCTTGGGCTAAACAACCAGACACAGAAGTCTATAAGATTATTGAGGGGGACTCAAAATTTCTGGCAATTGCCGCAGCTTCGATTCTGGCTAAAGTTGAGCGGGACAACTGGGTAGTTTCAATGTGTGACTCGCATCCAGAATGGGACACCAATTATGGTTTGCGTAGTAATAAGGGCTACGGTGCCGCAAAACATATGGCAGGGCTCAAAACACACGGACCTACACCACTACATCGCATGTCATTTGGACCATGCAATGGTGGGAAAAAGAAGACTGCTTCTGCAAATTGGATAGGGTTGGACTAGATTAAACAAATTATTAACACTAATGTATTTTTAATTTGTTTATTAAAGATTTATACTACGGATTTAGAACAAGCCGGCAAAGAAACCACCCTTCTTGGACTTGCGGGTCTTAGAGGCGCGGCGGCGGGCACCGCCGTTCATCTTGGACTTCTTGGGGGTCTTGGCATTGTTGCTGGCGTTTACGACCTTGTTGGCGGCGTTCTTGACAGCGTTCAAGTGGGCAGAGCCAACATTCGCGTTGATGTTAACGCGGGGGATGACATTGCTGTTCGCGGCACTGTTGAACCCATTGCGCGCGCTGTTAGCAAGGCTGTTAACGTTGGTGTTCACGGCGTGGTTGTACATGGCAGCGTTCTTAAGGGTGGCGTTGGCGGCAACATATTTGGCACCATTTCTGACTGCTACCACGCCACTGTTAACCGCGTTACTAGCATCCTTTGCACCATTGGCCATCTCGTCAAGCTTCTTGGCCGCACTGTGAAGCGCAACCTTGACGCCACCGGACATAACGGAGCGGGGCATCGCCATCAACATGGAGGCGCGGGCGCCGCCAATAAGGGGCGCAACGGCCTGTGCGGCGGCGGGCGCGTTTGACGCCGCAACATTGGAAGCGACATTCGCAATCGCAGGAGCATTCTTGCGAAGGGACTTCGCGGCCTCAGTTAACTGCTTGGACACATCGTTCAAGGTGGCGGCAACCTTGGCAGCTGAGTTCACGGCAGAAACAGCGGCATTGCCAGCCTTCTCAATAGCTGCAGGCGTAGGTGTGGCACTGACATTCAATGAGCTCATTTGTCTTATATTAGTTCTGGAGAAAAAATTGAGTCGGGATAGGGTATTTCTGGAAATATAATGAAACTTCTTTTTATTGATTCTGAAACCAACGGGCTTCCTGCATCAAAATACGCGCCCTATACCGAACCAAACATGTGGCCCCATATTATCCAATTAAGCTGGCAGATTATTGACAGTGAGAATTGGATAGTATTGCATGAAGAGGATGTATTTGTAAAATCACGAGCTGTTTGGTCGCGTGAAGCGGAACGCATACATCAAATTCCGGAAGCAATTGTGGCAAGGTTCGGGAAGGAACCTACCGAAGTTCTAACCCGATTTCAAGAAGACCTTAATAAGTGTGATGCTGTATTAGGCCACAATTTGTCTTTTGACAAGACCGCCATTCTTGCCGAAGTGCAACGTTTATACGAAGCCGGGAAATCTGAAAGGGCGTCGGGCTTTTGGAAGAAAGGCATCAAGGAAGTATGCACAATGGTTTTAGCAAAACAGTTTTGTAATATAAAGTTTAAAGATTCAGCCGACCTTAAATTTCCTCGACTTGCCGAACTATACGCTAAATTATTTAATAAAGAGTATGATATAAGTGGTGCTGATTTACATAACGCAAAACATGATGTAGCATGTCTTGTATTATGCGTGCAGAAAATGAGCGCTATGCCTGAGTTTTCAAACCGTATTGGCATTTAATAATGTTTCTGGTTTATGTTGTAAAACCTTAATATAATATTCACACAATGCAGCATCCTGTGCCTGTCCATCCGTATTTTTTACAAAATGTCCTTCATTTTCTACTCTACAAACAACGTTTCGCCAACCCTGGGCTTGAGCTTTTGTTGCGTATCGTATAGGCATAGCCATAGGAACTTCTGGGTCGTTAATACCCGCTGTAAGTATAATTGCTGGATTTCTTGGCGGGTGAGGTTTAATATTTTCATATGGTGATATTTTCATGATTTCAGTAAAGTCAGCGGCAGAATCAGTTATATAACCGAACTCATCTGACTCTTGCGGGCATTGTAAAGCATGCCAATTTGTAACTGTGCGCAATACATCAGTATATGGCTTTTCAGCAAAGACTACCGCCACGTGCTGTAGTAAATATTCTAATACAGCTGTTACCAAAAATCCACCAGCACTACGCCCATATATTACAGTATTTGACTTATCAAAACCGAAACGCGACTGAATGTATTTCACACCTACAGCAAAATCACGAACGCCATATTTGCGATTTTGTGGCCCACGTGATGCATTCCACCATGCATCCCCATTTTCACCACCACCGCGAACACAAATATTGACCACCATATAATTCTGTTTTAACCATGGTATCCACTGGTTTACTTGAGAGCGTCGCACCCGCATTCCATACGAGCCGTAACCACATATCAATACTGCAGTTGGCTTTTTCTCTGGCATAATTGCAAACCAAGGCAAAGGATGTGTATCAGATATTAATCCAAAGGTGGGGCCAGCCATTTCTTTAATTACTACCACTGTCGATTGTTTTATAATTCGTAAAATACGGTCTGGTGCGTTTGGAGTCCCCAATATAATATCATCTGAATAATCGCAGAAAGTAATATCACCTATACCTTTTAGCAACAGATTCCAGGTCCCATTTGAATATTTATATAGTGCATCTGATACATCCTTGCATAAAACAGCATAAATGTCAGAATCCGAAATATAGGCATCCACAATAAATCGTTTGTCTGGATATGGTATTTCGCGCCCACGAATCTCAATATGTGTGTTAAATGCAATTATATCTTTTGTCAAAGGAACTTTTGTCCCCATACCCTTTTTTAGCCATATTACTTTACCAGATTTTTCAATAAGACCTATATCATGAAATATTGCAGATTTTCTTACTATAAATACATCTGACTGATTTTTCGGTTTGATAAGACTTAAGACATATTTTTCCATTTTTTCTTCATAGATTAAAGTTGGTTTATTTCCATGCATAACATATATTTTATTATACCAAAATGTATTTTCAGATGTAATATAATAGAGGGCTTCTCCAATATTAGCAGCGGTGTCCCCTACATTACTGATTTTATCCACTTGTTTTATACCTGTGGAATAAAGCACTAAAGACAATTGTTCCCGCGCATCAGACATATCTTGTATGACCCATAACCTTGTTGGAGTTGTTCCAAACGCGCCAGCTGTTTTAATAAAACGTATAGAACCATCCATAAGTTCTATTTTCAATTTAGGATGAAACCGGTTTTGTTGACCCACATTAATTGTATGTCCCGCCCATCTGAAATTATAGTAGGAAGAATCTTTCTTAGGTTGCGATTTATATAATTTTGCCCACTTGGTTGTATCTGCTTTATCGACGGCTGATAATGCGCGATTATATATCTCTGCCTGCTCTTTTATAGCTTGCTTTATTGAATTTCCAGATACATCCTCCATATGTGCATATGGGTCATGCCAAGAGATAAATCCTAAATCGCGAACTGTATCCGTCATCACCTAAACATTAGGTGGAAAATAATTAGAAATGACAACCCTTAATGTTATAATTTTTAGTAGGGGCGCCGGAAAACAGCAATATGGCCTTGGACAAGATGCGCATATTATGGAGCAGTGCCTTCGCGAAATGATGGCAACGGGGAAAACTAATTTGAAGATTAGCCACGCTGACCCCTATCTTTTTATTGGCCATGGAGCTCTGCCACAAATTTCTGATGTTCATATCTATTTGGAAGTTCCCTGTCGCGTTGCTTTTCCGTGGGCCAAAGTTAATGTAGTCGTTCCTAATGCCGAATGGTGGTATAAAGATGCTTGGTCATGGACAAAAGACGCGGGAGCTATTTTCTGGTTTCGCACGCTGCATTGCCAAAAGCTATTTGATGCCGCGGGAATCAAAGGAACATATATTGGATGGCGATGCCCACCAGGATATAGTGGCAATAAGCAAACTGCTGCAGTAGCGCAAGCATTATATGTAGTAGGAGGTTCTAAACATAAAAAAATGGCTGCCGACGTTATTGTTAAATGCTGGCGCGATACATGGCCTCGGTTAGTTGTTCTTTGCGCAGAGCAGGGTCCAGTTGACTTGCCCGCAAATGTAGATTGGAGATGTAAATACATATCAAATACAGATAAACGCCAGCTTCAAGAAAGTTCCTTATATCATATTGTAGCTTCTACTGCCGAAGGTTTTGGATATACAATGGCAGAAGCGTTAAATCAGAATGCATTAATTCTACGCACAGACCTACCCGTTTACGAAGAGTTTTGGGGGGACGTATTAGGCCCTGCTGGATGTATCAAAACAAAGGCTGTTGTTGTGACCGATATTAGTGGTGTTAATGTAGAAATGATGGATATGCCGCGTAGCTTTGAGGAGAATGATGTTGTAAATGCTATGAATGAACTATTACGTATTGGAGCGCGAAAGCCTGATGTGCTAACTACGGCTATTATGAAAACTAACAAAAATTTTAGACAACACATGGCAAATGCTTGGAAAACTGTAAGCAACCGTGTTAAAAATGATAAATTTTTAGCACCGCCTAATAAGCCGGCAGCAGATTTACCTGTTATAGGAGTTGTAACCTTGATTCATAATAGACCCCAGTGGTTTAGTCATGCCGTCCGTAATATTGAAACAACATCATATCCGCGTGATAAAATAGTGTGGATAGTTGTTGATGACAGTGTATTTGAAAATAGAATTGATATACAAATTGAGCGGGCCAAACAGGGTTTGGCTGGTTTACAAATAGAATATGTAAGTTTAGCTAAGAAGACCCCCATTGGTGAAAAACGCAATCTTGCTTGCTCCAAGGCTATTGCTACAAGACCAGATGTATCAGTTTTTGCTATGATGGATGACGACGACCACTACTCTAAATCATCCTTATCTATACGTGTAGCATGGTTGGGGGCACTTAACAAAGAATGTGTATATGCATCTACTTTACCGATGTATCATATTAATAAATACATATCAGCAATAAATGTTCCACCGCTAAATTTGGCTCCTTGTGAACGCGTCAGTGAAGCAACATTATGTTTTACACGCGCATTCTGGCAGGCCAAACCCTTTCCTAAATTAATTAGTATAGCAGAGGGGGAAGACTTTTTGCGGGGTCGTGAACAGAATTCTGTTGAAATACCACCTGAGGGTGTTATTGTAAGCTTCTTACATGGTAAGAATTTTACTTCAAGGCGGGTTCCTGAAAGCAATGAACCTAACGGCTGCCATTACGGTTTTACCGACGAATATTTTACGATGATAAGTCAGATTGCTTCGCACGGCGCCGCGTAACAGCACGACTTTGCTTACCACGAAGAGTCCCTCTATATTTAATAAATTTAGAGGGCTTTACTATGATTGTATTCTTTTCATCTTTTAATAAAAGTATAATTTTAGCATCATCGGTATAATCCTCGAGTATAAATCCATTTTCGTCGCAAGCTTTCGTATCGGCCCCATAACTAATTAGTAGCTCTAAAATCTTTATATTCTCTGATATAAATATATATGGCGTACCTGTTTCCGTTTTGCCGTTTGGGTCATAACCTTCCTCAAGTAATGCTTTGATTTCCTCTAAATCTTCTTCCAAAATAGCCTTTTCCATTATTAGTTACGGGGGTCTTATTTAAATAAGTCGGGCGCATCTTCGCTTATTTTTTGGCAGAAGGTTTTGCACCGAAAGCACCCTTGGCTGATGACATCGATTTTGTTGTGGCGCTTTTTGCTGCTGAGGCCAAATCAGGATTTGAACCTACTGCGCTCATTAAACCTGTGGCACCAGGAACTGCTGCCTCCAATTGACTTGCCATTTGTGCCTTTGCCATACCTGCCATTGCATCTTTTGGATTTGCAGCCAATGCTGTTATAGCATTAGGATTAGCTGCCATCTTCCCCAACGCACCAAGCGCACCAGAAGATTCACCTAATTTAGCAGCTTGTTGAGCCATTTGTTCTTTTGCCATATCTTTCATTGCTGCTTTTGGGTCAGCTATCAGTGCTCCCAAGGCAGCCGGATTAGAAGCTACATTACCAAGCGCTCCCAAAGAACTTGACCCCATTGCTGTAAGAGCTGCTGCAGGATTAGAAGCGGCTGCCGTTAATGATGCCACCGGATTAGAGGCGCTTGCTTCTCCTGGCGCCAGTGCAGCCCCAGGTAAAGTGCTTGAAACTGGTAATGTTGGAGGCGCGGCTGCCTTAGCTAAATCTTGAGGAGTAGTTGTGGCAGCAATAGGGTTTATAGGTTGGTCGGAACCAAGGGGTACAATTTGAGGAGCAAGTGAAGCAGTTAAATTATCAGACATTGTTCCACCCTTGAACGGGGCGCATTGTTCTGCATATTCGGGACTTGTCTTTTTAGGTATTAGCGCCAAATCAAAAAATAAGGCATAGGGTGGCACACCACGTAATTCGTCCATCATATCTGAAATTTTTGGGTCGCAATATATTGCTGGTACACGAATCGCTTCGCGTAAAGCATACAAGTTATTGACATCTGGTATAACATTCATTGGAATGCGGGGCATATGTATTGTTGCTAATGCACCCATTGGGCCCATATTTGCTGTTACTTCAGCAGCACTCAATTGTTCATTTATGACTTCTAACTGCATAGCGACGGAGTCAAACAATACTTGTATTGGCTTCTTAACAAAATCGGGCGATAAGGTAGTAAATAACCATATTGCATATCCTAATACAAAACTTTTTGACGATTTAAACATCAAATCGCGCATTTCTGTGCGCAAATCTGGCGCAATTAACATAATGCCGTCGCGCAGAATTTTTAACACTATGCCTACATACATTGGCGTTGTACCGATGAAGCCAAATGATGTAAATATAGCGTGATATAAATTACCACGACCCAAATCTAGTAACACCATTATAAGCGTTAATAGCGACTGTGATATTTTTCCTATACCTAACGGGTCTACAACAAAAACGATGGATATAGTTATGCGCAGCGCTTCCAATATTGCGTTCAATACAGGCACAATTGTGCGTCCAGGTATAACTACAGGTAAAGGAGGTATTACAGGTATTATAAATTTTGGGTCGGGCATAGTTGATTCGAGTGCAACTATACCAAAATTCCCTGAAGCTTCGGTAAGGCGGGAATCAATTGTATCGAACAATTCAGTTGTATATTCATATAAATAGTCTGGTGTAATTTTCTTTGGGTCAAGACCCTGCACAGCAAAATTCATTGCCTGACCAAATTGCGCCATTTTATTTTTGGCATCGCTCATACTCATTTTTGGAAGCCTACCTCCAGTTTGTTTTTTGGGTTTTGGTTGTTCAGAAAATAAGTCCTTATTGTCATGTATATTTTTCCGCCACAAATCCTCAAGATTCTTCGATTCTTCTATATTAAATAAAGGAACCGATGTATATGGATAATTTATTTTATAAAATTCAGGGTCCTCTGAATTTTTATCAAAACGCTCATTCATCTCTGACACACACCAAATTAGTATGTATATGTGCATGGGCAACTCGTCCATGCGCGTTTCTAACTCTTTTAACATTTTATGAACATCGCTTGATTTGCTCATCCCTACTTTATATAAATGTTTATCCTCAGGATTTAAACTCGCATTATTTATTTATTAAAAGATGAACGTAAATCAATATGCAGACCTGCTAGCCGATGCAACTGAAAATGCAGATGGTGGGCAGGCACTTGATAATTTTGATGGTCAAAATACCGGATACGGGGCCTTCTTTTCAAATGCTAATTTTACTGATGGAGATGCGGGAGCAGGAAAAGATGCAACTAAAACTTATGTAAATAGCTCCGAATACATCCCTGTCGGAAATATTATAAGCAACCTGAAGGAAGCTAGTATGAATATTATACGTAGTGAGTCCGACATGCTTGAAGACAAAATTAAGAAAATGAGAAATTTATCTAAATCATTTACCAGAAGCAGTGTGTTTTCCAAACTTATACCCTTTTTGAAACCCCTTGAAGAACAAAAAGATATAGCACGTATGCGCGCTGTGCTGAAAAAATTAGAGCGCGATGATTTCAACCCATCATCACAAGATATGTTTAAAGACTTATGTATTGATGTAAGTGGCTCCGAAATTCACAATTTAGGCATAAACATCGAAGAATTTACCGCTACGTTTGAGAAAATTGTTGATGAGTATAATAAATCCGTAGAAACTCTATTTACATCTGAAAAAAATCTACATAATGGTCTTGATATGTTTGATACTATTGCGGTAAAATTAGATGATTTCTTGAATCTCGAAACAAATTCTGCCAGCCTTGATATGTTTGATGCATTTTTGAAATATTTATCCGCCTTTTTCGATGAAAATTCTATATATGAGACTTTCACAATTTTTTTAAAGGCATACAAACATTTTGTCGCCATTCATTCTTTGTTAAAACTAACTAAAGAAATTACACCAGAGGATGAACGATTAGCGCCACTATGTTCGGTGTGTATTAGCGACCCTGTGAGCCATGCCTTTGTGCCTTGCGGGCATACCTTCTGTGCAAAATGTGTACAAAAACAAATAACAGTCTGTTACGTCTGTCGAACCAGATACAATAGTAAAATGAAACTATATTTTTCCTAAGTGGTTAAAGTCCAAATAGAATCAAACTGCCTGCGGAGTAAATTAATGTGTGTTGCATTGCTAATAAATTCATACTCACAATCATCTGTTGTATAAATTGTATACGTTGATGCGTCCTTTGATGATTTTGTTGACATGCGTGATATGTTTGATATATTTATATATTCACATGTGATATTGGGGCTGCTATCTACATTTCGGCCATTTCTATAAAATATAAAATCATTCTTAATATAACGATTTTTCCACGTGCTTATATTTAACCTTATAAAGCCGCCTATATATTCTACTATATATGGTTGTGATGACATCTTGACAGATGAAGGTGTTGCCTTATATTATCATTTTTTACTATAATATATCAAAAAAATGAAATATAAATGCTTAAAGATATTTGGCAAAAAAGAGTTATAATGGCCAGTAAGACGGACGTCCCAGATATCAGCGAGCTTCCTGCATTTCTCAAACGCTGGATTGCCATCGAAGAGGAGATTGGCACTCTTAACACCACCATGCGCGAGAAGAAGAAGCAATCTAAGGCCCTAAAGGAGACTATTTTGCGAATTATGCAGGGCAATAAAGTTCAACAGATTAATACTAACAAGGGTGTGGTTGTTGATAAGAAGCGCAAGATTAAGGAGGCCATCAGTGCAAAGTTCATGAAAAAGTGTATGAAGGATTACTTTGAGGGCGATGAGGAGAAGACTAATAAGATTTTCGAATATGTGGAGAATAAGCGTAAGGAGGAGGAGAAGCACAATCTAAAGCTCCAGAAGGAAGGCGACGCACCCGATGCAGCTGGGGCTGCCCAGTGAGCTACTTTTGAAAAATAAATTACCTTGAACTCATAGATATAAGATGTTTGGAGGAGCCCTTTCAACTGCAATTGACCATGCGGTTTCCCCTTTTTTCACAACAGAGACATTTGAATCCAAAGAAGCCCCGGCCCCTGCACCTAAGGACACAGCCAAGCTTGCGTTAGTGTCTTTTCTTACACTGGTAGTCGTATTACTACTGTTGCTTATTGTTGGCAAGGCCCTGTGGAACTCGGTTCTTGTTGACCTATTTCCCTTTGTGAAACCTGCAAAGTCTATATGGCAAATCTTAGGATTGTCTATTTTACTTGGTCTAGTTGTCCCTGGTTGTACTTGTATGGTGTAATACAAATATATAATACTGTTAAATTTATTCAAAAAATTTGAATATAAATTTAACTTGCCGGTTAACCTAACAAATACAATGGAATTGCAACGTGTTCTGCACGAAATATTTTTGCGCAGCCCCTCAAATTTATTTGACGAATTCATGCTTGAATGTCAAAAATGGTATGACCAACCGGCACATACCTTTACAGAGATGAGAACACGCGATAATAAGAAAATTCGTGGAGATATTTTCGAAGAATTTTGCGTCCTTTATCTGAAATTTATCAAGGGCCACAATTCTGTCTGGCGCTTGGAAGATGTGCCTGACACAATTCTTGAAAAATTGTCTATGAAGCGCAAAGACATGGGTATTGATATTGTAATATACGATGGCACAGATGTAATAGCAGTTCAATGCAAGTATAAAAAGCGCGGCCTGGCCAAAAGTGCCGTTTCTTGGCAGGCACTATCTACATTTTATGCATTATGCATGCGGACAGGTCCCTGGACAAAATATGTTGTTATGACTAACTGTGACTATGTGCGTCACCAGGGAAAAAAGACTAATAAGGATATTTCATATGTGCTAAATACTTTTCGCACGATTTCTGGGGCTGACTGGATTAAAATGTGTGAGCTTACTGGTCAAAAAATAACTATTAATTCGGAACCAACCAACACATTATCTCCTGAAGAGCTTGCGCAACCTTCCAAAGAACAGTTGCGTCAGCTCAGATTAGCTTATTATACAAAAACAGCGGAAACAAACACTATTATTCCTATTTGAAATCACTGAGTAATGCCAATTTTTCAACAGAATACGGGGTCATGTATCCTGGGTCGCGGGGACCAAATGGAATATCCAATGAACTGTGGAACGCCAGACAGTTTTTCGTAAGCGCTTTCATTGTGACACGGATAACTGCATCGTAATGTTCTTGGATGATTTTAGTATCCATGCCCGCGCGTGAGCATATTGCAGAAATTAGCGTTTTTCCACGTTTATCGTATTTATCTATGACTAATTCAAGGTCCTCACTACGTGTGCCATTATTTAAGCATCTGCCCACGAAATTAGTAAGGGGCTCAGCATCATGATTAGTATTGTATGGCAGGTTTAATGTGTTATAGCTAGGTTTGCTTCCTTTATTTACGTCAGCTTCAAGGCAGGTTAATTTACTCAAAATTAAAGACAACTCGGCACGGTCCGTTGCATCTTCGGTTGGGGCATTCTTTGGGTCAGAGCAGGGAGGAACTAAGCGCAAAATGACCTGTGCATCGGTATTTCGTTGTACACATTTAGGTTCAAAGGGTGCTACTGCGGGATTCGCAAAATATTCTTTGCGTCGTGCCGTGCGCTTAACAAATACGGGAGGAAATTGAGGATAAAATTTGTATAGTATTCCCCATCCCACAATCAAGATAATTAATCCTAAGTAAACTAATTCTTTCATTAGGTCTCTATTAAGTAAAAATATTAATTATAATATTATTTTGTTTACTTCTTCTTTGGCGCGGCACGCTTAGTAGGGGCCGCAGCGGGCGCCACTGCAGCAGCCGTGGCTGTTGCAGTTGCAGGTGCTACGGTAAGAGCGGGGCTGGGGCCAACACCTGGTCCCACCTTCGGGGTCTTTAGCCAAGTATCCCGTGTGCTATTGAAATAATCCTTCAAATACATGCATACAGATGAGATTGCAGTCTTCACAGCAGCCTCATCATCAGCAGCAATAATCATGACCATCTCAGCACGCAAAGGATGTGGCACCTTGTAGCCAGCATACTGAATCTTTGGCTTTTCAGACCCCTCAATGTGGCGCTCCACAAGATATGTCTGCAGCAGGTTGCCAAGCGTATGCTCCTCATTTTGGAAAGCTACCTCAAATGCTGTCTGAACGCGAGTTGGGGCTGGCTTAATTGTAACGTTAGGTGGCATGACAGTATCAATTGCTGTATAAGGGGAGACAAGCTCTTCGCAAGCAGATAGACCACGCTCCATAATATCACTTACACTCAGCACACCAACACTTTCAATATGGAATGTAAAGTCATATGGCTCCCCCTTTGCGTTTTGAAGATAGCAACGCTGAACCTCCAGACACTCAAACTCACGCTTGAGCTCACCAACTCGTGATGGGTCTATTGCGCTCATGTCAGCAACCTTCTTACTGGTGGCCGCCCACTGTAGAAACTGGGCATTCTGGCGACTAGGGTCTGAGTCACGAGTATACTCATATGAGCATTGTGCAACAGGAGAATAACGCATGTTAAGGCGACCTGAAGCAATAGACGCCTTGGCGCGAATACTTAGCTTTTCGGGAGGAGAATCCATATTGTATTGCGGGCGAAGCACTGTAATCAGCGCATTATCTCCTGTAATAGGGTCGGGGGGAAAGCATTGCTTAGCATCATACATTACCTCACCTTCTGCGCCAGGCGTCTTTTTTACTACTACAAAGTCAGCTGCGGTAACATTGTAGTTTGAGCGACCGATATTTTCCACATCAAGTCTAAACTCGTAATCCTCCGGATTGAAAGTAGCTGTATCCTTGACACATATGGGAATCATGCCAATACGATGCATCAGCATCTCATTCACCAGGGGCGTTGTATTTGTATCAATGCGCACATCGGATGACTCGGGTGGCTCTGTCTTGAAACCAACCGTGCGAATTGCCGCCAGGATTTGGCGCCGAATAGTATTTGCTACCGTCACGTGCATCGGCGCAGCACGAAACGATGCCTGAATTTTCTCATCTTTGCTATGAAACAATACAGGCCCGGCTTCAACGTATTCACTGAAGGAAATATCAGATGCCATTCTTTAGTTCTCTCTCTGATGTGAAGATAAATCTCAACTTTATGTGATTTCCGCCTGAAAGTTACCAAGTGCGCAAAAAGACATTACTCAAAATAGCCTTATTGAACAATGAGTAAAAGACCCAAGCACGTAGTTTTCTATAGCAAGCGCTGCCCTCATAGTAAATCTTTTTTAGAGGAATTGGCCAAGACATCTTTTACCCCCGAGTTTCAGTTTGTTTGTGTAGACCCCGCCCCTAATCGACCAAAGTTGCCGAGCTGGCTTAGCTCTGTTCCGACGCTGCTAATTGATGGTGAACCAGACCCGTTAACAGATGAAAAAGTGTTTAATTGGTTGGCTATGAGACGTATACAAGAATCAGCACCAACACCACGTAATATTGTATCTTATTCAGAACCACCAAAGCAGGTAGTTACTAATCGAGCCGAAGAGTCCCGGAACGGGAAACCAGTATATGACCCGACACCACCGGCGCAGAAAAGACCTGGCCAACTTCCCGAACCTATTCAAACACGCACATCTCCTAACCAAGCTTCAAAGGAAGTGTCTATTCCTACTCCTGAAGGGGAACCTGCATGGAATTCAAATGAAATTGGGGGCACCGGTAAATGGTCAGATGCATATTCATTTATTGAAGACGAATTTAGTATTGAAAAGGGCACAGGTGGCTCACGCTTTGAGCGAAATTTTTCATTACTGGGTGATGCTCCACCAGAGGGCAGAGCTCCGTCAGCGGCTCCCCAGCAAAGTGAAAAGGCCAAAGCATTGAATAGCGCCTTTGATACTTTCAGGAAAAATAGAGACCAAGACATACCTCTTCCCGGCCCTCGGCGATAAAAATTGAGACCGCGTCCTATGAGATAAAAAGGAATCAACAAGAAAAAGAAGAAATGTCAGTGCTGTCCGCATTTAACACCCAGCTTATCAATTTCTTCGAGGATATGTCAAACACATATCCCGAAGAGAAAGACATTAAGACTGCCGCCGAGGCGCTAAAGATGATGAAGAAACTCAATCCAAAAATGATTCATACTACATTTATGGAAGTTGTCCACAAGGAGTTCAAGGACCCCATTCTACGATGCGATGAGGATTATCTTGTAAAGCGTGCCCACGAAATCCTACAAAAGGATTATTCTGACATGGCATTTGCCTTCTGGATTTTCGATAAGCACTGGAAGACTATGACAGAGGCTAACAAGAAGCATGTTTGGGACTACTGCAAGGTCCTAATTGTTCTTGCTGAGAAGGTATAAATAATGCACTATTTGTGAATTTAATCAGCTTTTTATATTGTATTACATAAATACAATATAAACTTTTTTAAAAATAATATATGTATTTTTCCATAATTTTGAGATATAGGGCTGCGTTCATGACTTAAGAGCATTTTTCCGGAACATTATAAAGATGTCAGCGCAACCTCGTTTTAACGCTGTGTATGTCCAATATTTGTCCGAGATGGGACTAACATTTCCTGAGTTAGAGAAGGCCGCCGATAAGGCTATAAAGGCAGCTTCTATTGAGGATTATTTGCGCTGCGTCGGTCCCATACGCAGCCAGATTGCTGCCCGCGATGGTAGTATTTTTACGGATAAGGGAGTGGAAATTGCACCTGGTGTAGTGCTGACAAAGAAGTTGTGGAAGGAGGGTGGCAAATCTACACAAAAGGCTATCTGGGATTTTCTTAGCTCTCTTATTTTGCTGGCTACAGGTGAAGCTCGACAGACAAATACTGTCGATAATGACTTTGCTAAGTTTTTTGACGTAAGTGGGGCTGACATAGATATGAAGAAGATGTTTAAGGACCTTGGGGAGCAGTTTTCAAAGCAGAGCTTTTCTGGCTTCTTTGACGGATTCAAGGAGGCTGCCGAAGGCCTCAAGGAGAAATTTGGCGCTTCAATGGGTATCAGTGGTGAAACCTTTGTTCCACCTATACCTGAAAAACTGTTCAAAGGTCACATTGCTAAAATTGCCGAAGAATTGGCTCGCGAATTTACACCTGCAGATTTTGGTCTAAGCCCCGATATGCTTGAGTCAAATGATACGGGTGCTGTATTCGAATATCTACAGCAAATCTTTTCTAAAAATCCTGACCTACTTATGAAAGGTGCCAAGAAGATTGCTTCCCGTATCCAGGAGAAGCTTCAGAAGGGCCAGGTGCGCCGCGAAGAGTTAATTCAAGAAGCCGAAGAGTTGATGAAGGAATTCCAGAACAACCCTATGTTCAAGAGTGTATTTGAACAATTAGGTGCCTCGTTACGCACCGGTGGCGGTAGCGCTGGTGGCCCCGACAGTCAATCTGAACGCCGTCGTGCTGTTCAGGAACGTTTACGTAAAAAGATGGAAGAGAAGAAAAAGAAGGATGCCGCCAAGAAAGAATAATTATAGTGTATGCGTGATATATAAGTATGTTTGATATTAATAATCATACTTATCTTAGGTTAATAATCTGTAATTTTAAACACCACATATAATTAGGAATCGGCAATATGGCTGAAATAAATCAATGTCCAAATTTTTGGGCTGAAGACCCACACGCATTAATTGAAAATATGACGGAATTTTTTCCCTTTAGTGACGATGCTAAATTGTGTTCTTCTATTGCTTTGAATAACTTGACACGCTTCGGAATTTATTTAGGGTTGTTGTTATTTGTGTTAACACGGCGTAATCTGTATTTAGGTATCCCGGTTCTAACAACACTTCTATCTGCAGCACTTTTCTATGGAATGAAAAGCCAAGGCACATTGCGCAAGGGAATGTATCCTGGTTCTGTTCTTGATAAACCTTCGTTTAAGGAAGGATTTGCCAACATAGAAGGTTCTGCCGCTGCAAATAAAGTTGTTGAAGATATTATTGGGGCCGGCAGTCGCACAACTCCTACAAATGCTAATCCCTTTATGAATATTTTAATAAATGAAATTGCGGAATACCCAAAAAAACCACCAGCCAAGTATTCGGCCAGCGCTACCGTTAAAGACACACTTGACGCACGATTCAAAGTAAGCGTATATAGCGACCCAGGTGATGTATGGAATAGAAATCAGGGGCAACGCCAATTCTATACAATGCCTTCTACAAGTATTCCCAATGACCGTGAATCATACCAAAATTGGTTGTATCGCACCCCTGGAAAGACATGTAAAGAGGGTAATACAAGTGTGTGTGGTACAAGTGCCACGGACGGGTCTAAATATGTGTTTTTGAGTGGAAACTAATACCCATATATATATGTAATATAGTAGTATTTAATTAAAATTGTGCCTTATTAAGAATCAATTTTTATTTTATAAGCCAACGCAAATCTATTATTTTTTATACAATCGGTAGAAGTAAGGAATGTCCGCCCCAGCACCTGCCGCCGAATTCAAGGTTAACGCCTTTACACGCGAACACGATGATGTTTGCGCCTATAATCACGAATATCGTGAGTCAGTTGGACCAGGTCGTTATGCTACTACATATCTTGTACCAGACCGCACAGCTGTTATTCCACAGGCATTGTCTAATCCTACTGTTATAGCTTCTGAGGGATTTGGATTTGACATGCAAGATATTGACACAGACAGTGTGTTGCGCAACAACCCTACACTGGAGGGACGCGCACGATGCCCCCTGCGCGTGCAGTCCCGGCCTTTTGCAACTGTGCCTTACATGTTCAGCGGCCGTGGAAATCAAGAGCTTGAATCTAAATTACAGCAATCTGAATTTGTCCGCACCGGCAAAGAATGTGGAACTGTTTCTGAAGTTTTCCTTTCCGGACAATTTGTTCCATTGATTCCTCATTTACAAGCAAATATCCAAAATCCTAAGAATCTTGTCCCCGAGGTCGCTGCCAGTGGATGGTTGCGCGGCGGCATACCCAGTCGTCAATATGTCAGAGATTTAAATTGTTAGTCGTGTTATTAATATATGATTTTTATCATTATTATGATAATAAAAATCATTTTCGGCTATAGAAAAATCGTTCTTCCTCTCAGAAGAGATGAGCCACGCTTCAGTTCCCCAGAGTTCAAACAACACCACAACGCCGTTGCCCGAAACTCCTATATGGACACAAAATTGGACACGCATTGGTGCTACAGAGGGTGGCAATGTGCGTGACCAACAGTCAGCTGATGCATATTCATATGTTTTGATTCCCGAAAAATGGGAAAACCCCAACAAATGCAGAAATGCGCTTGGCATGGTTGGCGGTTCAGAGGTAAGCCACGTTAAGGGCAACCTGGTGGACCTTGAATCTGATTTAAGAGGTATCACCCGCCCCCAGTCCAAGTGCAATGCAAAGCAGTATGTGCCCAGCTGTGCGTTGGGCGGTGCTGACTGCCCCGACTATCCCGCCGCCATCAAATATACCGACAAGAGCACTGGTGAAAATATTCAGGTCAGCACTGACCCTTACCATTTACGCACGTGCCAGACATGGTCTTACCCTGGCACACCTGCACCCAAGCCTTACGGTCAGGAGACATGCGAAGCTAACCGCTTCTAAATATTTAGGCATAGTTTATATAACAAATTAAAATTCTCAATAGAATTTTAATTTTTTGATAAATACTAATTACACACAACAATATTAAGTTTTCTAAAATAGACTATTGATTATAGAGAGATGGCATCCCCGGTAACACGAAACTGGACAAGAACTCGGGCTGATGATTGCCACATTACAGATGATACACGCCTAACTACCGGCCCTGGCCGCTACGTGATTGAGGCACCCAATGGGTACTGCAACGCAACTTTTGCCCCCGAGCCTACTGTGCGCTTACAGAAGTGGGGCGGCGCCCAAGTAGAAGCTTATGGTAAGACTGATGTTGAATCAGACCTTTTTAATTTGAATCGGACCACCACAAAAAACGTATGTGGCTTATACGACCCGAATGACAATCGCATGAATGACGCAAGTAAACGTGCTATTAAAGAGGCGTCTTTTCCTCAAACATTTGCACGCCTAAATGACCCTCCCTGCACGCTTCGTGGCACTGGCTGGAATAGATGGCAATGGTTGGGAGAAAACCCACAGGCAAATGTCATGATGCCTTTTGATTGGTATGTGCCCGGTCGCATTTTGCACAAGGATGCACACCGTCCCTGTATTCCTACACCACTCAGCCCTACCCCAGTATTACCCCACCCATTACACTTGGCCCATACTGCTGTTGATGTGCCCGGTGCTTACGGAACAACCATTACTGACGCCGAGGGCCTCAGTGTGGGCGAAACCCCGGCTCGTGTATTACCTATTAATGCTTTCAAATCATCCAGTCCTTCTGAGATACCTCCCACTGATAACAAGAACTCTATGTTATTGGACACTCGTGATATTACTTGGCCCGATGCCCCTGCCGTAGGCGCTGTGCCATTCCCAGTCCCTACTGGCCCCCCCTCAGTCGCCTGGCAGCGCAACGATGTAGCCCGTGGCATATACAATACAAATGTTGTGCCCACGACTGATAACGTAGGCCGCCCCTTGGGTGGCCCTGCTCTTAGAACTACAAGCTAAATATACTAGTTTGGTTCCACTAATAAACAAATTTAGTCATTATATTTTATGAATAAATTTGTTTAGCATTTCGGTATAAATGTGAGAAAACTAAAGCCTAAAATAAATAGGGGATATCGCATGGAGACCGCTGCTTTTTTAGGAATGCTCGGCCTTGGCTATGCATTACAAAAACAGACACCGCAGAAAAAGGAGGGCTTTGAATCATCCAGTCCAGCACCCGCACTTACTAATGACTATACGCGTTATGAATCAATTGTGCCAGGTGTCGCCGTGGCACAGCCGCCACTCAAATATGAAGCTCCCGTCGGTGTTCGTAGTTCTACACTTAATGAGCTGGATGCAATGTATGATTTTCCTGCAGAACAACGTATTGCCAGTGAACCAAATCCTGGTAAGCAGGGAGGATATTTAGGATTCCCAGTACCAACAATAAGTTCATCTACCAAACAAGTGAGAAGCACTGCCGTGACCTCGTCCGTTCAACTAAATACAAGTACTACTGAAAGCACCCCTGTTTTGGCAAAACAGCAGGTGAGCGCCCTTACTGGATTAGTTATGAAAGCCGAAGACTTTACGCATGCAAATATGGTCCCGTTTTTTCGTGGCACACCCAAACAAAATATGAACGATACGGCAAACAGAACCCTACTGGATACGTATACCGGTGGTGGTGCTTATCAACAGGAAAAGCGCGAACAAGGCGCGATGTTTGATGTTCAAAAAGAACCCAGTGGGGTCCCCTTTGGTTCTGAAATTGCTACTGGATTTATGCAAGACCGTGTAGTTAACCCTACAAGTAGAGCAGGCGAACGGCCCTTTGAGCAAATTCGCGTTGGAAAAGGCTTGGGCAAGGGCTTTACAAGTAATCCCAGTGGAGGCTTTCAACAGGCAAGTGCATTAGATTATGCTCGCCCAAGAACTACCGATCAATTGCGCACAGCAAACAATCCCAAATTATCCTACAAGGGTGTGACCGTTCAGGGGCAACATTTTATCGCCAATCGCGGGCAGATTGGCGAGGTTCGCAAACACACGCCTGACAAATTTTATATTAACGAAAAAGGCGAACGCAACTTTGTCACAACCGGTGCAAATCTTAAATCTACCGAGCGCCCTGTCCAAGTTCTACGTGATACAACTCGCCCTGAAACTACTAAACAATATGAGGGCCCTGCTAAATCTGCAGATTTTAGTGCAACTTACACAGTTCCATCAACACGTGCCCCAATGGTCAAACAGTCTGGGTCATGGGGTTTCCGTAATGCCGATGCTACCAATTATTTTGACAAAAATACCGAATCAGCACAAAACGATTATGGTAAATCCGCGATTGAAATAAAGCCTAATGAGCGTTTCTACACAGGCGAACGCACACAGACACTCAATATGAAGCCTAATGAAGCTGGAAAGGTTACATTACCTCTGCAAGATGGTCCACGCCAGACTCGTAAGGACGAAATGCTTGGAAATCCCAACGCGGCCGGTTACGTTAATTCTGGGGTGCGTAAGGGACCAGCGTATGACCCCAATGATGTAGCCCGCACAACAATCAAGGAAACAACTATTGATAATGATTACGTGGGTGCAGTAAGCGGCCCCCAAAAATTAACAGTATATAATCCTGAAGATGTGGCCCGCACCACCGTTAAGGAAACAACAATCGACAATGATTATCTTGGCACAGCAGCTGGGCCTAATAAACACACTGTGTATGACCCAAGTGATGTAGCCCGCGCCACCACCAAGGAAACAACTATTGACAACGATTATCTTGGCACTGCAGTTGGGCCTAATAAACAGACAGTGTATGACCCTAACGACGTTGCGCGAACTACCACCAAAGAGACAACAATTGATAATAATTATCTTGGCACGGCAGCCGGACCAGTTAAATTAACAATATATGACCCAGATGATGTAGCACGCACAACAATAAAAGAGACTACTTCTGATAATGATTATATGGGTATAGCTGCTCCAAATCAACCCCAAAAACTGACAATTTACGACCCTGAAGATATTGCCCGCACAACAATCCGTAATACAACTGAGAATTTTGATTATAATCGCAATTTAGGTCGTACCGATAGCCCTGATGCTCAGTATTTACCCTTTACCGACATTGCTCGTGTAACTGACCGCGAAGCACTGTCTGCGGTATCAGAATACTACGGAAACTCGGACCCCAATTATCCTAAGCTAATGGTAAATCCTTTTATTGATGGCGCACGTAGCACCCAGAAGGCTGCTATTTCTGCTAAATCAGCTTATGTGGGCAGCGGAAACGCACAAGATAAAAAGTTAATAGTCAATCCTTATCTGGATGGTGCCCGCTACACACAGAAGGCCGCTATTTCTGCTAAATCCTCTTACACGGGCTCGGCTGGGACTGCAAATGCAAAGGCTCCTCGTTCTGAAGCTGCTGAGCGCCAAATGAGACACTACCCCCAAAGAGAAAATGTTGCAAAGGGCCGTACACCTGCCGGTAATATTGCTATTTTTAATGGTGAGGATTATGTTAATATAAAGATGAATAAGATTGAATCTGATTACATCAATGACCGCGCCCCAGTTGTAAGTCGTGTTTTACAATCAGCTCCATCTGAAGATAGTATTGGTGCAATAAGACCACGTGTTGTTCTCAAGCTCGATATGTCGAGCGAACGTAACAATCCAGAAGTTATTGCTGGGTTGGAGACAAACCCCTATGTTATACCCATACATGCAGTAGGTAAAAAATTAGCGGCTGGGCAAAAGGTGTATGATGCTAACCAATCTGTTGCTATTAAACAATACATCTGAGGATTTGTTGTAATTCTACTTAACACTATCCAGTTCTATAATTGTAGAGATGGATAGCATTACAATAGACGTTAATAGACCGAAAACAATCCGAGATATTGTTGGTAATTCACAAAGATGGGAAGATATATCTAAGAAAATTGCTGCCCGTGTATGTCCTCACCTTGTTATTTGTGGACCCGCCGGCACAGGCAAATCTACATTCATGCGAACATGGCTACTAAATCAAGGATATACCGTGTTAATACACAATTGCATCGCTGATTCCGGATTGCGTGATGTACGTGATTCTATTCGTTCATTTGCGCGTGGCGGTATTGACGGTAAAGGCAACCATCGATGGATAATCTTGGAACATGCTGACTCACTTACTGCTGATACACAAGCATTTTTGCGCCGGCTATTGGAAACTGCATCTGGTTCAACACGATTTGTATTTGAAGTCCGCGAAAGCGGCGCATTATCTGAGCCTATTTTATCACGCTGCTGGTTGTGTAGTATTGATGTACCTAACTTAATGGAAATTAAATATGAAATTTTACGCCGAACAAACAATGGAATTTCTGATAGCGAAGCCACTCGTATAGCAACAGAATGTTGTGGCAATGTACGAATAGCAGTGAATCAGGCACTTGCCCTATGGAAACAGTGTAGTGTAAGCACTACTATAGGCAACGGTGGAACTATTATTGAAAATTTATGGGCCGATAGACCATCAGACATTAATAGTCGTGAATATGGTTTATGGGCATGTAAAACAATACAAACTTTACGGAAACAGGGTGCTGATTTACGCACATCGATACGCCTTAAAATGGGCGACAATATTCATGGACTGCGTGTTTTATCACAATGGAATCGCCCCGGTGGAGCCAGTAGCCAAGCCCTTTGGTTGTACGCAATGTGCGCTCAAACGAGTTAAGAATAACCCTTTATATATCTAATAACATGGAATCTGTGTCTACCTATTCCGAAGCACGTAACGAGTATTTAAAGCAATTGGCGACGTGGATAGTGCCATACATGATACAACATTATAGAAATGTATGGTCTGACACGTCGAAAACTGTAGGCCCTCAACGTGCAATGGTTGTTTTTCAAGAAAAGTGCGCAGAGGTGCCCAAGTGGAATCAAGACATGATTGATGCTAATGTTTCAAAACTACTTGATAGCTGCCGCTGCGACTATCTTGAGGAGCTGATGGCTGCAGTGTTTATAGCTCATACTAAAGTGCTAATTGCTATCCGTGTATCATCTAAACACAAGAAGCTACAGATTACTCTTCCTAAGCTGGACCACTTTATTCACCGTGTATTTTCTGAATGCGCACGTAGCTTTTGGAAAGCGCCATATCTGTTTTTGGATGACCAGAAGCCTATTGAGCAACAGAAGAATTTACTACAAGCGGAGGCGCTTTGTACGGAGGCCATTGCGGGTGCTGTAAGAAGTTTGCTACCAATTAAGAATATTCTAAATGAATATTTGGCCGAGGACGTTATGGTCAATGAGCCTATTGTCGAAGATAAGGAGGGGGAGGTAGCTGAGCCCAAACGCGATTCACCACCTAAACCTGCAGTAATCGAAGAGGCGCCTGTTGTTGAAGAGGTTAAAGCTCCAAAACATGCCCCTGTTGTTTCAAATATTAGTTCTGAATCACCACGCAAGGTTCGTCGTGCTAAACGTTCGCCATCTGATGTTGGAACAGATGAAGAAACCGAAATCAAGGTTACAAAAGTAGACATGGCCCCTGAAGCCCCCCAGGTTCAAGCTGCTGTTGGGGGTGCTACATCAGCCCCATCTGATGTAAGTGATAATATGAAAGGACTTACCCTAAAGGAAGATACAATAGAGATTCCAGCAGCAGCTATCCCCGAGTTAGAAACTAAACCTGTGGCACATGACACGGCTCCTGAAAGCCCGCCTTCTATACTAAAAAAGACGGCGCCGGTTGAGCCTGAGGAAATTGTAATCGACACAGCGCCATCTGTCCATTTTAATAATTACGATACGCATTTTGACGAAAGTAAATCACAAGTGGCATCTTTTGCATATGTCCCAAAAGACTTGGAAGAGGGCGTAATCCCCCATCTTGAGATTCGTGAGGAAACATCTGCACCATTGAGTTTAGACGCGGATGTAACTAATCTGGAAGCACCCGGCTCTTCTGAACAATTGCTTGCGGTTGACGAGATTTTGGAATGAGTAAAAACGCCGAATTTTTAACAACCTATTCTAATACGGATGAATCAAGTAGTAACGATTGTTGTGGGTGCAATTATAATTGGTATTATTGCCGTTGTAATTTTAGCCGGTTATACAAGTGCTTCGGCATCCAAGCTACCTGAGCAAGGCGAAATGGTGCAGGTGTTTGGTTCCGGCTCTATTGTTGGGGCATTTATTGTGTGGCTTCTGACCAATGGTTATATGCACGGTGGCGAAGTGCTCGGTATGTTTACAAGTGATGTCAAGCATGTCGTTAAAGAAATTGCTCTGAAGGGTGGCGAAGAGGTTGCCGCCGCCTCTGCAGCTGTAACTGCTGTTTCTAATACGGTTGCACCAGTTGTAGCAAACGAACCGCAAGCAATGGCACAAATGGTTGGAGGTTTCTTAAAGTCGATGGGATTTGAGACTCCCTCATTGAAAGAGCTAACTGTTGGGATGCCTACGTTTTAGATTTGAAACGAGCTGCTATGGGATGAAATGCAATGAAAACTGCAAATATTATTTGTAGATTTCAAAATTACTGTAGAATTAGTAGGGGATGCTTGATTTACGGCATTATGGCCTTGGGTGGTCCATTGATAACAAAGCGGATAGTGTGATTGTTCCGGCTAATTTTTTAAAATCTATATCAAATGTCACTTATGACTCTATGAAAAACTCGTTTAATGTAACACGTTACGATGGTTCCGTTGTAGAATATTTAAAAGGGGCACGACTTGGAGCAGGTTCATATGGGGAAGTATTTGCATGCAGTATAGCCGGTGACCCAAAAGAATACATTGTAAAATACATTGCAGATACTGGTATAAGAGATGTTGTAAAAGAGGCAATTGTCCAGATTATTATTATTGAAGAAACCAAACACTCCGTTAAAGCTGGTGGCTTAAAAGGCCCCTTTGCCCCAATTTTATACGACGTGGGCTATAACCCGCCTTTTAAAACATGTTATTTATTTTCCGAACGGCTTCCCATGACACTGCAAAATTTTTGGCAACACGGGCTAACAGGCAAATCAGCACCTGTTGCCTCGCAAATCATTGCCGAAATGCTTTATAAAATTGGTTCAATTTTGAATCAGTTATATAATTCATTGGAATTTAATCATCGCGACTTTAAATCTGATAACATCATGGTTCGTAATGTGGGTGGAGTATACCAACCATGCTTGATTGATTTTGGGTTTTCTTGCATTACATATGGGCAGCGCAAAATTGACTGTAATATGACCCGATTCCAATATTGTGCATTACGTCGTCGCGACTTAACACAGCTTTTATATGAAATGTATCGTTATTATACTTTGACACCTGAAATAAAAGAGATGTTGAAAAGTTTTCTGACATTTCCCCGCGGCGGGCGTATTTGTAAAATGTGGAATAAGGAGTGCGGTATAGGCTCATGGGGAAACACATACGAATTTTTAAATAATAAAGACCAAAATCCCAATGGCGCGCCCGCCGTTGTTCATAATGCGTTTATGGCCTATAGATTGGGCCAGCCATGGGCAAACAAGCTGGCGTGGGTTCCACCTGCTGATTCATTGGGTGTACCTAAACCACGTGCAAAGGCAGTACGTAAAACATCGAAGCGCGTCAAACCTGCAGCTGTTAAAACATGTCCTGCTGGAAAGGAACTCAATCCCAAAACAAAACGTTGTGTGAACATATGTCCTCCAGGAAAAAAACGCGATGCAGCATTTAAATGTGTAGCCGATAAAGCGGCTGCTGCACCTGTTGTTGGGGCTGTAGGAGTCAAAACATGTCCCGCTGGAAAGGAACTCAATCCCAAGACAAAACGCTGCGTGAACCTATGTCCTCCAGGAAAAAAGCGCGATGCAGCATTTAAATGTGTAGCCGATAAGGCAGCGCCGGCTGCTGTAGCAGTCAAAACATGTCCCGCTGGAAAGGAACTTAACCCCAAGACAAAACGCTGTGTGAAAATCTGTCCACCAGGCAAAAGAAGAAATAACACCACATTCAAATGTGTTAAATAGGGTGGGGTATAATTACATATTTGATATAATATAATGACATTCCATGTCAATACATTTTATAAAATATAAATTAATGTGATGGTTTAATACAAGACCATAATTCATGCCAGGTAGATTTTGGCGATACTTGTGTTAATACAACATCAACCGCGGCCAACGGAGCTCTTGTATTAGGGTGCGGAGCTGTTGGTATCAGCCTGTGGACTTCTTTTGGTGAAAAATTTTCATAGGCTGCACGCCTTTGAATTGCTAATTCAAGTTTCTCTTGTCGTTGTTCTTCTAAATAGGCGCGCTGTCTAACATTTACCTTTGTCCAGTAATTATTGCTATATTGTATATAATTAGCTACGATTTCTTGATGTATATCGGGTCTATTTAATGATACGCGCGCTAATGAAGGTGTGTGTAGCATCATAGGCGATTCACTGTTTGGTGAAATATTTAATGGTGTGTTTGTTCTGGATAAATAACAATTACGAAATGGTTTTTTTGTGGCCATATTAATTATAATAATTAGTTACTCCTTATACCGGCATAGAAAAAATATTGATATTTATTTGTATAAACAATGGGTTTACGTATACAGGTGCGCAATACTGGGGTCCATACCCTCCTTCTTCTTCAGAAATAAGCCGATGTGCTTCTTCTCCAACGTAAATGGCAGTTGGAATTCGGGAATAGCAAAGGGCACCTGCTTGGGGTCGTTGTAGAAACGTAGCAGATTCAGCTTACTCATAATGGTATGCATGCAACGCTTGAGCTCACGGACGCCACGTTCATCACCCGTGTGATTCTCGATGATATACTGAACAATTTCCTTGCTTACAGATACCTTCTCGTGAAGACCCACGTCACGGAGGGCACCTGGCATCAAATACTGCTCGGCAATAACAAGCTTCTCCTTTAGATTAAATCCGTCCACCTTGATATTATACATACGGTCGCGCAAGATAGGATTTACGCGCTCGTGGTTATTGTGGCTGAAGATGAATAGACAGCGACTAAGGTCCAGGTCAATACCCGTGAAGTATTTGTCCTGAAACTTATCGTTCTGCGAACCATCGGTAATGTGGATTAGCAGATTCATAATCTCCTCACCCTTGGGTGTCTCACTAATCTTGTCCAACTCGTCGAAATAGATGATGGGATTCATACACTTAGACTGTGCAAGAATATCCGCAATACGGCCCCACGTTGCACCCTCGTATGTGTAGGAATGGCCATCCAAGTAAGACGCATCCGTTGCACCACCCAGTGAAATGAAATGGAAAGGACGCCCAAGTGCCTTAGCAACCCCCTCCTTTACAAGGGTTGTCTTGCCAACACCCATTGGACCATAAATGCTTAGCACATTGCCCTGGCCCTTAGGATTTGCAATCCACGCACTTACAAATTGAAGAATCTGTAGCTTGGCCTCATCTTGGCCATAAATCGCGGCGTCCATGTTATTGCGCACCTGAGTTACAAAGGCAGCACACGCCTCGGCACCATCATCCAGTTTAACAGGCAGGTCGCGATAGACACCAATGGGAAGATTTGCATACCCCTCAATCCAGTTGAAACACTTATAGTATTCTGATGAACTGGGCTCCATATTTGAAAGTGCGTGATACTTGGACATTGCAATCTTCTCAATTGATGGGGGAACTGCCTTCTCAAGCAGCTTAAACTTTAGGGGGACCTGCTCATCGTCAATAGAGAACTTGCGCTCCATCTTTTCAATGATGATGTTCTGCTTTGACTCGGGTAGGGCCTTGAAATACTTGATGTCTGTATCAATGTTTTGTCCCTGCTCACCCTCCTCTGACTCCTTTTGCACCAACTTTACAAAACGCTTGACTACCTGTGGTTGGTCCTTCATCTTGTATTTCTTGGGCACATTTGGGTCGTTTGCAGGAGCACCAAAACCGCTAATCATCAAACCAATATGAGGCTTTCTTGAGTCCGACTCATCCTCCATATCAGTATCCTCTGCCTCCTCCTCGTCACTATCATCACTGTTGTCCTCGTCATCTGTGTCATCAGAATCCTCAATCGATTCCTCTACAGCCGTACTTTCCTCATCAGATGATTCAATAACCATCTGCTTCTTCTTCTTTAACTTGGCCGCCTTTTCCTTATCAGCTACCTTAATAAGCTTCTTCTTCGGCTTCGCCTTGGGCTCCTCTTCCTCGTCGCTGACAGCCACCTTCTTTTTTAAATCTTCACGAGTATAAGGCTTCTTCTTGGCCTTACGTTCCTCCTCCGAATCACTTGAAGAAATCGAGCCACGACGCATTTTCATTTCTGCCTTAATAGCTGCTTTCCTTTTAGGGCGCGTATTCTTACGAACGGGTGGTGGGGCCTCGGATTCGCTGCTTGTGTATGCCGAGTCCGTCTCCTCGTCGTAGTCGTAATCAATGAAATTTCGGAGATTGCCCTTGCTGTCAACACTACTATCATCGTCACTAGTCTGTGGCTTCTTCTTGGTAGGACGCTTTGTCCGGGAATGCGGGGGCTTTCGTGGCATTGTTTCTTTTTAAGTTCATTGCAAAAGAGGCACGGCTTCATTTTTTTGCGATAAAATATGTAAAAAATCTTGTATCATAAGTCCTTGTGAAAAATAGAAAACTGATACATATTTATATTTAATTGGGTAGCCTATCAATAATATCCATAATCTTGAATCGTGATTTAATGGTGTATCCAGGCGTGTCTGATTTAGGCTTAGCCAGAGTTGTCTGAAGAAAATCAACCATGTTTACAAGATATGGGGGTAGTGGCGCCGACTTGCATGTATTTACCGTTGATACAATCTTAAACAGACTCACAAGATACTCCTCCGCAAGAAGCGTATTTGAAGCGTCTGTCTCGCATTTACGAAGCGAATCAATAATTGACCCGATTGTAATCTCAATTGCATCCTGAGGTAGCAAATCCTTATTATAGATTTCTGCTAAGAAATGACTATAACCATTGCGAAACTTCTTGCGTTCCTGAGCATCCAGAAACTTCTTGTAGTCGGCTGTGCCCTGGTCAGGAATATCACGGGCCTCCTTAAAGATAAGGATAAAGTTATTATAAATATTTGTAATTTGCCCCTTAAGATGAGGAAACTTCTCCGTCAACTCAGACAATAGACGAACATAAAGGGCGCAGAATGTCTCCTCTGATGCTGCCTTCATAAACAGCAACTCCATAAACTCTGTCAGAAACTCTGTCTCCCCACTGTTCATAATCTGCTCAAGAAATGACTTTACGCTATCATAATTTAGCAGGCTGAACTTATTTAGCTTAGCACGGATGTGGCCAATAATACGGTCTTCCACCTTCTTATCAGATACGATTGTGCTAACATAGCGGCCACCTGGTGGAAACGGGCTTCCAGTTCCTTCTGCAGGACTTGCTGGACTACCACGATAGCGGGCCCGTGGCGTCTCCTCTTCGCGATGGTTATTGTGTTCGGAGGGCACACGGCGAATACTGATATTACCGGAATTCCAACCACCCCCGCCACCACCATGAGAACCATGAAATCCACTACCCCCGCCACCACCTCCGTGTGAACCATGGAAACCACTGCCACCATTATTTGCTGTGCGAAATCCACCTCCCGTGCCACCCTTTGGACTTGAGCGCCAAGCACCTGACAGCCCCCCAGATAGTGTATTTAGGCTTGTTCCACTGGAGGAATGCTGAACAGGACTGGCGGGCGCTGGTGCCGCCGAAAGGGTCTTAAAATTGTATACAACTTTTCCAATTTTAAGACTATTAATCCTGGAAAGAATGTCTTCGGGGCAGGCGGTATCGGTGCTATCCCGGACACGCAATAAGGCAGCCACAGCAGGCGGCAGCATACGGTCTTGTTTAATCGTGCTTTTTTGTACACTCATTTTACCGCAGGTCTGTTTTTGGTATATTTTGTTCAGCGCGGATATCCTTCATTTTTTTGGCATTGTCGTTCAATAAGATGGCAGGGATGATCGTCGGGCAGTTTGTTCATGCGGACCTTGACCTTAGCGGTGCAACCACTTTTTTGGATTTACATACAAAATCTGGCGCTGAATTTGCTATTAAAAGATTTCATAGACCCGTTGATACTATAAACGGTATACGTATGCTTCAGCAACCAATTATTGATATTAGAAAGAAATTTAGGCAAAACAAGCCACTGGAAACAGATGTTATAGCTGCCTTTAAAACTATATCTACCAGCGAATCAGCTATTAATGAAATAATTGATTTTACTACAGTCGATAAACGTATAATTGAAACAACCGAGCAAGTGTATTGGGGCCCAGGTCAAATGGGGCGTATTATTAACAGCTGGGGACTTATTATTGAACTTATTCTTTTTTGGAAAACTATTGTATCTCCTGCATTTGCAATATTTACACCACTTCTTGTTATTATACTCCCGTATATACTGCTACGGACAATGTTTAATCTTGCTATTCCGATTGATGAGTATGTGCGCATATTACAACGCCTGCTAATGTCAAATGTTCCGAACATGCCTATTGGCCAAGAAGGTTCGCCTTTAGCGCAATTAGCAAAATATGCATATTTATTGATGAGTGCAGGTGTGTTTGTTTCAAACATATGGAATCAGGTACAATCGGCTATACATTTACGGGCTGTTGCCGATGATATACGGGACCGTGGTGCCAAAATTATTGATTATGTAAAGGCCTGTCGCTCTATTGCCGTATTACTTGACGACAAAGAAGGAATTGCAAGTGCAGATTCAATTGGTTTTAATGCCGAGACTGTAGCGCTCGGTGCGTATGGTTCTATGTATAACGAATCACGTGCGTTAGCTCGTTTGCGCGACTGGGTTTCAGATTTAGACCTTACAATTGCTATTGCGCGCCTGAAGGGCATATGTTTTCCAAAGTGTCTTCCCAATAATGGGAAATTCGAATTATCTATTGACGGTTTATATCATCCAGGTGTGCCTATTGGTAAGCGCGTGCTTAATAATGTAGAGTTTGGTAAATCAGACAGCTCTCATATGCTAATTACTGGGCCAAATCGCGGAGGCAAATCTACATTATGTAAGTCTATTGGTTTTGCAGTAATGTGTGCGCAAAGCTGGGGTTTCGCTTGGGCAAAATCAATGAATTTTGTTCCGGTTGCGCGTTTTGAAACTGCATTAGCCCCAGCCGACACACTTGGCCGTCTATCCTTATTTGAAGCCGAAATAGAATTTGCTAAACATCTGCTGGCCATTACCGACAAGGCTGCCGCTGAAAAACAGGAAGCACCCTTGTTCATTATTATGGATGAAATTTTCCATTCTACAAACGCACATGATGGTGCCGAAGCTAGTATGATATTTTTGAACCAGTTATATGAAAAGAGCATGGGGGCTGTTGGCTCATTGATATCCACACATTATCGCGAACTACCCGACAAACTCAAAACGCACACGCGCAACTTCTGCATGGAAGCTTTTGATAACGGAAAAGACAATATTAAATACACCTACCGCTGTATTCCCGGTATATCCACGATAAGCAGCGTCAAAGAAATTTTGCGGGAGCGCGGTCTTCTGAAAATGTAAAACTCCCCCGTTCTGTCAAATGAACATCCCCGAAACGTTCTATATTGCCCTATGTGTAACTATACTTATACTTGGTGTGATATATTGGTTCTGGACTCAAGTGCAGTATCTACAACGTAAGGTGAATCTTCTTGATAACGTAGTTTATGAGATGAAAACACTGGTCTCAAATCTTCCCGGTAATACACCTTCACCACCTCCACAATTTACGGCACAAACCGAATATCCTACGCCTGATACCACCCAAGTGCCAATGATGGACGGCCCTGCTTATGAGCCACCCCCCGACTCTGTTGCAGGTGATATTGATGCCGAGCGCCGTGCCTCTGAACTGGAATTTGATTCCTTCTCCGGTGGTGTCCAAATGCAAGTAAAGGAGTCATATGCACCCCCTGAAGAAACAGTTACTATACCCGTTGTCGAAGCTCCCCCGCCTGAAGAGGAAAATATCAGCGACGACCTACGTGTTGGTGGCCTTGCAGCCCCACCACCGGCTGTTAAAAAGCAGACCACAAGCGATGCTTCTATTGAAAGTCCTTTGAATAGTTTGTCTATCAAAGAATTACGCAGAATGGCTGAAGCTAACGGTATCCCCGGTGCAGCCGAACTCAGAAAGAAGGAATTGATTACAGCACTACGTAATAAGGTAAGCACTATTATTAACAACGCTGAACCTGCCGAAGCTCCCCACGTTCTGTCTTTTGATGATATTGACGCACCCAATACGGATTAAAAAATAACAATAACACAAGGCAGAGATGGCAGCGTTATCGTTTGCACCTGCAATGATGCCCAGTGGTGACTGCTTTACAACTATCTACCCCAATCAAACAACAGCGCCTGCACGTATGGAGGATGGGCGTCTGTTTACTGATTACAGACCCCGTTGCGCGCAATACCCCGTTAAAGTGGTTGGCCAATGGGGTGAGCACGATGGCAGACAGAAGATGATGCATAACTCCGACGCCCTTATGGAGGAGGCACGTAATCTTTTACAAAAGAAGGCGGCTGCCGTTAAGGACTCCACCGTAGATACAATGGTTCCCGAGGTGTATAAGCGTGTATGCACATGGCGTGGATGTGAAACTGTTCCCGGTCACTATGCCGGTATAGGCACTGGTCGTATTTATATTCCTAATGCCGCCTCTGCCGCTGATGATGCAGATGGTTTGGCCCGCGCTACTATCCCAAGCATGCCAAATACATTCTCAATGGAGGGCCCTCCTACTGCCAGTGTTTGTGCTGCGGATGACAAGGAGAAATTGTGGAAATTCTTGGACCAGCCTGCAGGCTATTCTGCACGTGCTACACCCTACAGTGGTCCACGTGCCTAAACATTTCTTTATTACTAAATTGAAAATTTATAAAATTTTTAATTTTACTACAGCTATATATGATTCTTATAGTAGGACAATGGAAAAGACTAATTCAAATAAACGAAAGACTGTACGAAGGGGGAATCGCCAATTCCGTTTCAATAATGCAGTATCTGTTGTTACCATTGCGCCTGAAGGTATGGGGCGCCGCGTAGGAAATACATATAAAACGCGCACCCGCCGATATACCGTGCAGCCAAATTCCGCTGTAAGTAATCAAAGTCGGCGTAAATATGCCGTGGCTGTGTTAAGCGCGCAAGCTTTCAGTAAAGGCAATACATTAGAAGATATGGTTTCGCTTATACAAAAGTCCAGGGTGTCTACAACCTTAAAAGCTGAAACTATCAAATATTTACAGACTAAATTTTCAAATTTGAGTAAGACGTCTCCGGTTCAGGGATAAATATCTAATAATCTTTATTATTAGATAGATAATAGAATGAGTCTTCGTACAGTTCAAGGCGATGGCGTTCAAGCTGAAGTCAGAAGAAACACAGCTGGCCTTATTACTGTTAATGGCAATTTAACTAAATATGCCGGTATGAGACAAAATATTCGCTGGATGGCCCCACAAAAGCCACAGCGCGGCATTGGATTTAATGGCTCAGGTTTACCCTACCACAATGCCGACCAGGCATTTGATAATACCCCCAACAAGGGCAATATTGAATCTCCCGATGGTTCTTTTTCATTAACGTTGGATACACTTCCCAGTGCTTATTACAGTGGACTTGGTTCTGTATATGTACCCCCGGTTCTGATGTTAGAAACAGTAGTTGTTGGACAGGAGCAACAGACTTATAGAACACACGTGTTCTTGAGCCCTAGTGGAATCCCCTATCGCTGGACCGCTGGGTCCCCTCCTGGACCCCGTGCCGAGCCCAGACCCGATGAGGTTGGGCGTGCAATGTTTTACACTGGTCGCGAAGAGTTAGGCTTATTTCAGAATCAGGAAGCGCTTTTACGCTACAAGGGCTACCCTGCTCGTGAGGCTGAACAGGAACTACCTGACCGCGTTGATGCAAATCCTTGGCTAAATACGCCCTCACCCGCATAAATTATGTATTTGTAATAATTCATTATGTATATCATATAACGAATTATTTATTGGTCCCGCACCCATCTATGCTCGGAATCCATTAGGCCTGTTTGAACACTGATGCGCTTCCAACCAAGCGCCTTTTGTTCGGCTGTTAAACCTCTGTGTTGTTCGCGTGTCAATTGAATACTGGGGTCATGTGTTATGCGCCAATTTAATGAACTTTCACGTTCACGACGCTCATTATTAGCAGTGCGACGGCGCCATTGGTCGCTATATTCTTGATATCCCGACCGCACACGTTCCTTAGTCCAGCCTAATGCCCGCTGTGCATTTGATAAGCTGTGGTACTGCGCCGAATTAAGTCTGATATTCGGCGTATGTTCTATGCGCCAATTCAATGAGCTTTCACGTTCGCGGCGTGTATTATTCGCGGTGCGCCGACGCCATTGGTCGTTATATGTTTGATATCCAGACTGCACACGTTCTTTGGTCCAGCCCAATGCCCGCTGTGCAGGTGTTAAACTACTATATTCGGCCGATGTAAGTTTAATATTAGGAGTGTGGGCAATACGCCATTCTAGTGTATCTTCCTCATCAACATTATTTTCAACATACTGTCTTACCGGCTGAGCGCGACGTGTAACAGCTGCCCTGGGCATGTTATTGTTATTTCTTGAGCGTCGATTTGCAGAAGATGCTGCTGCAGGCACTGGTGCTGCAGATGGAACTTGAGGAGGTGGATAAAATCGGCCTTCACTTGGCGGTGCCCGCGGGTGTTGATAAACGCGGGGTGTACCGGATACCCGCGACCACCAATTTTTAACCCTGCTACCAAATCCTGGTTTTGTTCCATTTTGTCGGCCCGACATATTTCTATTAAAGTCTTATAATATTAAACAATGTCATATATTGTTTAATATTGTGTATATAGTTATACTGTGGTGTATCTTTACGCCATATGAGCGCCGCCGCCGGGGAAGCCCACAAGGTTGGCACCAAGACCGAAGCCGGCACCCTGGCGCGCCGTTAGGCCAACGCTGGGGCTGAGCAAGTCAAGGATGGCAAAGACAAGCGCGGCAACAACGGAGATGGAAATAATCTCCTCAAGGCTGGGCACCTTGCGGGGAATTACAACCATCGCCACCGCAACGGCAAGACCTTCGAGCAAATACTTGATGACACGGGTGACAAGCTCAGTGACAGACAAGTCCATTTGTTTCTGTATAT